TTAAGGGGTTATACGGTGAATATTGTTTTCCATAAAACGGATAATATCCTGACGCTTGTAATACACCTTACGGTCTATATAACTGTAAGGGATGGCCCTGCTTCTGCGAAGCTGCAACATCTTTCTGGGAGAGGCGTCCATGAGCATACAAGCCTCCTGGTTGTCAATCCAGTCGTCCATACCGGATATGCCACTTCCGCATGTTTCACACATTTTTTTTACAACGGCTTCCAGAGCCTCATTCATTTCCATGAATGTTTTAGCCTCGATACATACAAACTCCATAAGTTTCATTTTTTGTCGGATACGAAAATATGAAAGGGAATATTCATGTCCAAAAGGATGTCGTCAAAAGACATCAGATGTCATTAAACGTCATATGTAACAGAGAGCTGCAGAGTCTAACTTCAGAAAAATGCTCTGAAATAAATATTATAGTCTTTATATGTTGAATACCTTGTGTGGAAGCGTCATCAATTTATCCGGTTTTAAGAATATAGGCGGGGTGGTATCTGTAACTTGTAAAGTTTACATTACGGACTTTACAATTTTACACTTCAAAATTTTACACTTACCATCCACTGATAAAAATCAAACAATGTTATTTGCTTGATTCTTAGCAAAATGTAATATATAACTAAGTTAATACCGGTACTCCGGCATAGATTTTTCACTAAAGATGGCATATACTCTCGAAAGTGCGCACAAGAAAGGGTATTTCAGTAATAACCTTTAAAATGCAGGAGATACATACCATGATGTATATAGACAATGAAGTGCTTGAAAAAATGATAATGACCATAGTGGAAGGTTTTGACCGCATAGAGAAGAAACTGGACAGGATGGAACGTGTGAAAGAGTTCTTGAACGGTGACGAACTTTTGGACAACTATGACATAGCCAGGCTGCTCAACGTGTCGTTGCGGACAGTCGCCCGCTACCGGGAAAAAGGACTGATCCGCTATTACCAGACGGACGATAACGGAAAGAACTTCTACAGAAGCTCGGAAATACAGGAATTCTTGCTGAAACGCGGAAAGAAAAAATGAGCGTGGGAGTATCAATATGCGGAAGTTATGCTAACTTTGTTTCATAAACAGTTGTTATGAAGACAAATACCAATTCAAGATATGCCGTCGCAGTCCTTATTGACGGGGATAACACCTCCTTCGAGAAGATGGAGGATATAATGAGTTTTGTTTCCCGTTATGGGGATGCCGTTGTGAGACGAATTTATGGAGATTGGACGAGAAAAGCGCTTTCCGCATGGAAAGGAACTGCCCGGGAGCATGGATTCAGGCTCATACAAGCTTCCTCCCATGCTCCCGGAAAGAACACGACCGATATTGCACTGGTCATAGACGCGATGGACATTCTTCGTGACGGTCGGGCAGACTGTTTCTGTCTGGTAGCCAGTGATGGTGACTACAGCCTGCTTGCCCAGCGAATACGGGAAGCCGGATTGAAGGTGCTGGGATATGGGGAGGATAAGACTCCCGTATCATTGGTACGATCCTGTTCCGTGTTCCTGTATGCCGACCGGAAGGAAAACAAGGTTTCGGACAATACTCCCGAATTTTTTATCCAAAGGGACATGGAGTATTTCGACAAGGCTTTCCGGCAGGCGGCTGACGGCAAAGAGGAGGTTCCCCTTTCACTGATCGGCGGCGCATTAAAAAAAATGATGCCCAAATTCAAGGTCAGGAGATATGGATGCAAGACATTGGGCAAACTCTATGAAAGGCTGGACCGGTATGAGCTGGTCATGACTGAAAAGGGAGTGGCAAGTGCCGTGCGGCTGAAAGGCTGAACCGCACGGCAGAAACAATCAGGAACCGTCAGTTTTCTTTTATACATGGCAAGAATGCATAAAAGAAAACTGACGGTCATTGTCTATACCGGAATGGGATTTATCCGTAGTGTATCGAGATTGAGATAGGCTCCCCGGTAGAATGTCCTTCCTTCCCTGAGCATACGCCACAGGATGTCGCAGCCGGTTTGTGCCAGCATGGAATTGATGAAAAGGTCCTGCTTCTGCAATGCTTCCGCCAGCGAGCAGCTCGGCCCCGAATCCTTTTCCTTGATGGTGGAGTAGCGTACCTCTTCGGTAATGACATTCATACGGGGAACGGGCAGGTATTCGTTGGAGACGGGCTGGAGAATCTTGCCACGGATGTTCCCTATCAGGACCTGTCCGGTGGTCCGGGCATTGCCGAAGTCCATCCAGTATATGGGCGACCGCTCGTTGTTGGAAGTGTGTTCCCGGTGTTTCTTCAGGAACCGCCAGAGGTTCATCCGGGAGCGGATGTTGTCGGTGCAGGTGACGATGATGTTCGCCAGGGCGGGCTCTTCCCGGTCTGCGGAGGCTTTCAGCGGATAACGCTGCCCTTTTGCCTCCCACGAGAAGCCGAAAAAACGGTTGATGCGGGTCACAAGTGCCACAGCCTTGTTCAATCCGAGTTCCGATCCGCTGAACAACTGGCGTCCGATGTTCGCTTCCGTGACGGTATCGGGGTCGAAGACCGTCACGTGCAGCCCCGGATGTCCTAGCGCCTGTAATGCCACGCTTATCCGCGCCAGGCCGGTGGCCACCTGTGAGCCTGTTCCGCCCGCACCGATTACGAAGACGGTCACGGGATGGTAGGGATTAAGCAGGTATCTGTCTGTATAATGAATCTTTTTCATGCCAGTAAGTCTTTAAGTTGTTTGTTCATGGGTTTCAATTCGTTCTCGTCAAACGGATTGGCGCGTGCCTTTTCCGTTACCGAGACCAGGTTGCTTCCGGTCGGGTTCCTGCTTCCTCCCAGATGGGAGAATTCGCTGAGCCAGAAACGTTTTTCCCAATACTCGAGGAGTTTTGAGAAAGTCATGTCTTCCGGGGGAGTCAACGTGGCATTTCCCAGACAGACACTGCTGCCCGTGACATTGAAGAAAGGGGCGAGGAAAAGCGGGCTGTTTTCCACCGGTTTTTCCCCCTTATAGGAGAAAATGTCCAGCCTGTCACCGGAAACCTTGTAGATCACGCCAGGCACATGAAATATCCCGTCAGGAATATTCAGGCTTCCGGCAAAGAACATCTGCCGTTTTCCCGGAGGATTGTACCAGATATACCTCTCGTGCCCCTTACGGGTATCACACCACAACATGTTGGCGGGGATTTTCCCGTGCGGCACGTTCCGCCTGTCATCCGTATAGGATTCCACCAGGGAGTCCATGAACTCATAGGTGACAGGCATGGCAGCCTCCATCCTGCCCCTGTCATTGATGGGATGCAGTTCGAGGTAATGCATTCCGTTCCCATAGCGGTTCTCACGGTATTCATACGCGATCAGTGCCGCCTTAGGCACCATCACCTGTTGTAATTTATTGGTCAGTTCATTCATATCGTTCATTTTAGAAGTTGTCAGCTATATGTTTTGTAAAACGTGCCAGCCATTTTGAAAGCTTTTCCGGGTAGTCGCTCATTTGGAAGAGACAGTCCGTTTCCGGTGTCAGGAACCTGTATGTGACCGGGGTAAGGGCATAAGTCTCCTGGTAGTCCGAATTCATAAACCCTTCCATGCATTCAGCCAGCGTGTCACGGGTAGAGTAGACCAGCATGACCTGGCTTTCCATTCCCACCGGGTAAAAATCACGCTCCTCCTCATACGCCCAATCGTACAGGTAATCTGTGAGGTTCGGGCTTTCCGGGGTGATCAGTGCCATACCCTCCCTTATCAATTCCAGTAGTTTTTGTTCCTTCCCTTTTTTTGTCCGGTAATTCCGTGCAGCCTCTTCCAGAGAGTTGCAGAACGGTTTTCCCGACATCCGTTTGAGCGCTTTCGCCCGTTTTCCTGACTGGTAGGAATCCGCCAGCCGCTTGTTCGCCCTGATTTCTTTCGGGGAGGCGTCGGAATCCCGGTTTTCCCAGTCTTCCAGTTCCTCTATGGCGAAGTCATAGCAAAACGCCTCGGTGACATTGCTGACTCCGTGATGCCGGACGAATTGCCGGATGAACTCCCTGACAATGTTCCTCAATGGTATGGGAAGCCGTTCCGTAAAGTCGATGGGAATCCAGAACAATGCGGGTTCCGGCCAGTCGTGATGGCGGAACAGACAGAAATGGAGCCTTCCTTCTTTCTCTTCAAGATTGACACATTCCGGTACGCTCTCCTCCATCACCTTGTACAGTTCGGTGATTTTCAGACGGGGGCTGCCCCCTTTCCTGTATCGGAAAGGGAGCTTTATACCCATAAGTCCGGTATAGTTCGATGCCGATTGGTAGAGATAGTCAAAATTCTCCGGTGTCGTGAGATTGACCGGGGAACCGTCATATCCGTCCTTATGCCAAAAATCCGGTGCAAGGGGAGGAATTTTATCTGTCAGAAAATCATGACGCTTCCCGGTGGCGGCAGTATCCTCCTTTTTTGTCCCGATGTTCCTCTTCGGATGTCTGACGGGTCGGCCGATCGGATAATGAGTCCCGCCAGGTTCTCCTTGGTTGATTCTGAGAGCTGTCTGCATGGTTTGTCCTCCTTTTTCTTTCTCTTATCCATACGCTTATCCTTTCACTCCGATAGTTGTCTTGAAGCGGTAGACCGCCTTGTCTTCCTCCCATTCCGGTCCGTGGACGGTCGCCGTTGTCAGTTCGGGATAGGTCATGGAGTAGAAGTCCATCACCTCGTTTACGGACAGGCTGCTGTTCAGGTCGCTCAATACCAGTTCTTTAGAGTCCTTCCTGAATTTGAAAATTCTCTGCAATCCTTTGATTTCAAGTGCCATAATTTCTCTTCTTTTATAAGGTTTAACAATATACCATATCCATTTGTGCCATGTCCGTCATGCGGCATTCCTTCGGAAAGTCTGGATATTCCGCATACGGGTCTTCCCTGAGCATTTCCCGGTCGTCCTCGCAGTCCTTGTCGAAGTTGTACATCGCAGCCTCTTGCGGTTGCCGGAGATATTGCTCCTCATAAGTTCTTGCGGCCTCCTGTACCGGTGCATACCGTGGTTGTGGCGGAGCCGGTTGCATCCATTGATTTCCGTCCATCCGTGCCTGTGGCATCTGTACCGGTTGATGGAACTGGATTCCTTGCGGTTGTGGAACTGCCTGTTGCGGGACCGGTTGCGCTTGTGGTGCGGGCTGCGTATATTGTACGGGTTGTGTTTGCGGCTGTCTGGTAAATGGCGTTTGCTGTCCGGGATGTACAGCCGACCGGGGCGGTTGCGGTTGTGAAACGGGTTGCGGAACCGGAGCCGGCTGCTCGGGCAAGAACATCGGGATTTGCTCTCCGCTCCGGTATTGCGGTGCCGGGGCTGCCGCCGGTTGCGATGCCGTCTGTTGTGGAGCCGGCTGCGGCTTGGACATTGGCGGTTGTTCCATGCCGAACAGGCTTCCCTCCGATGCCTTTTTCTGTACTTCCGCCATTTTTTCGTCGATTTCCTTCTGCTTGTCCGGAAGTGCCAGCACCTTTGCCTGTTTGAGCCATGTCAACGCTTCGGAATAGCGTTTGCCGGTCATGGCATCCTCCGCCTTCTTAAGCAGTTTTTCCATCTTTTCCCGTTTCTCGCGGACCTCTTTGGACTCTTTTTCCGCAGCAGACCTGGCGGCTTTGCTTTGTGAGACAGCCTGTTCCGCCTGCTTCTCGAACGTTTCCAGGTTGGTAAGGATGCCCTGCGCTTTCTGTACAGGTGTGCCGACAGCCTGCAGGAAGCCCGCATCCAGCTCTTCCGGCGTGCCGTTCAGGATGAGCGGAACGATGCGCTCCCCGTCCTTTACCCCCGACCGCCTGGGAACAACGGCCACCGTCAGGTTGCTGTTTACTCGTCTGATGTTGATACTCAGGTCTGTGCCTGCCGTGATCATTTGGTTGATTGCTTGAAAAAACATAATGGTAAAATTTAAAATGTTATACATAAGTTTCCTTGAAAAAATCCTTCAGGATTCTCTGCCTGTCCGGATTTGAGGCTACGCCTCTCAACGACTCCAGATAGTAGCCGATACGTTTCGGTCCATCCGTCGTATCGGGAATCCGTTTTTTAACAGGTCTCACACGGTTTGTGGCGGGCCACGTAGCCGGCATAACCGGAGCCGGCGGGGTGAATGTAGCGGTTCTCATGTCTTTACGCTTTAAGGATTATACAAGCATGCCCATGACGGTCAGGGCAATAATTATTTTTACAATGAGGGTGAATGTCCTGAAGAGGAGGCTGATGAGCGTTCCCGACAAAAGGAACAGGACGGGCAGATACACGGGAATGATCCCCTTGCTGTAGAGCAGGCATATTCCCGTAAGCAAAACCAGTGAGACCGTTTGCTTGCAGATGTTTTCGATAAGTTGTAGTTTCATGTCTTTAAATTTTTAAGAATGAATAATCCCATCGGGATATGTTTTCCCGATTTTATAGGCCTCCGGCCCTTGGATTGCCTTTTTGCGCAAGGCTTGGCAAAAGAAAATACCGCAGCGAAGCGAGGATGATTTTCTTTTAGCCAACCAAGCCCCCAAAGGGGGCCGCCTTGCGGCAAAAACGAGGCAATCCAAGACTTTTGCCGCTTAAAAGCGGAAAAACGTATCTTACACATATAAAAAAGAAGTACAGACAGACTGTCTGCACTTCCCTTGTCTTGTTGGCTTTGACATATGTTTATGTGGTCCCCTGTGGTCGCTTTTTCACCGGATGGTTCCGGAATATCTCGCCAGTCACCTCATTTACCGTTTCCAACACACCGTCCAGGAACTTTTCCTGCGAGAGTTCCCCCCGTTCTATCCGTGCCAGTTCTGTTTCCCAGCCCGAAGTGAGGGAAGCATCGGCCACTTTCATACTGCGTACCGTTTCATACAGAAAAAGCCCTTTAGGGGTCGGGACGACATATTTACCCGAATAACAGATGTATTTACGTTCCAACAGCGTGCGGAGAATATTCGTGCGGGTGGAGACGGTGCCCAGTCCGGCCTTGTCCATATAATCCACCAGTTCCTCGTCCGTATAAGGGGAAACCGGTAACGATTTCTCATGTATAAGGCTGCATCCTGCCACCGGCAGGATCTCTTCCTGAAAAAGATCCGGCATCACCAGGTAAGGCATACAGCCTTTTGCGACAAGATGTTCCCTCTCGAAAATTCCGAGCCATCCTTTTTCCAAGATGCGGTATGTACGGATGCGGAATTTACGTGCGGCACACACCGTATCGACGGTTGTGTATTCCACCTTGCAGGGCGGCATGAACGTTTCAAGCATCCTGCCGACAATGAGCGTGTAAACCAGCATTTCCTCCCGGTCCAATTTACCGGGCTGTGTGCCTGTGATGATGATGGCATGATGCTCCATGGTGTCTTGTGCCTCAATACTGTCCCGTGGCGCGGCAAGGTCAACCGTATCGGCATATTGTCGGAACTCCTTGCGGGACAGCATCTTTTCCATGACAGGCGGTAACGTGTCATATACATCCTTTGGCAACAGGCGACTGGAGGTGCGCGGATAGGAAATCAGCTTCTTCTCGTACAGGCCTTGTGCAATCTCCTGCACCTGTATGGCCGTCAGGCTATGGTAACGGTTCGCATCTTTCTGCAGTTCGGCCAGGTTGTAAAGTGCCGGTGCCCCGATTTCCTCCGTCCGTTTCCCTACCGCTGTGATGCGGACACTTTTTGCCGCCTTGCAATCCTCGTACAATGCCAGTGCCTCCCGGCGGACCACAAGGTCGTCCACGTGGCGCATCTTTAAGATACGGTCATTCTTGCACAAGCTGATGAATACGGGCCAGCTGTCAGCCAGCATGTGGTTCTCCCTTTCCCGGTACCGTCTGCATATCTCCGCCAGTACGGGTGTCTGTACCCTGCCCAGCGAATTGTTTCCGAAGCCTACCGCCTTGCAGATGGCATAGCTTGAATTGACCCCCAGGAGCCAGTCCGCCCGGTTACGGCTGTCCGCCGCAAGGAACAGGTTGTCGAACCGATCACATGGAAGGAGGTTCGCCATACCTTCCGTGATGGCCTCGTCCGTCAGAGACGAGATCCAGAGGCGGAGGCAGGGTTGTTTGCATCCCAGAAAACCGTAAAGATGGCGGAACAGCATCTCTCCCTCTCGGGAGGCATCGGTTGCCGCAATAATGGTGTCGCATGCGTTGAGCACCTTGGCAATCACTTTCAACTGGAGCACCGCATTGATGTCGGGATTCCACCCGGTATCCGTCTTCACGTGCCTTACTGTCAGGAAGGAAGGCGGCAGCAGGGGAAAGTCCTTCCACTCCACATGGGCTGTTCCTGAATCCTTCGGCATTGCAAGGGAAAGCATATTGCCGTATGTCCATGTCACCATGTAGCCGTTCCCGGTCATATAACCGTTCTCTTTTCTGCCGGCTCCCAACACTCTTGCTATCTCTCTGCCCACGTTGGGCCTGTCAGTCACTATTGCGATCATATTCTTTTTCTTTTTGATGCCCCGTACCGGATTGGGCAGTACAGGGACAGGTTAAACTTATTTTATTTTTTTGTTATTTCTTTGGAGATTCCTCCTGACGGATGCCGTTGATTTCCATGATTGTCCTGTTGTTGTCACCGGGTACCAGTTTGAGTGTAGCGTCCATGGTCAGGCTGATTACCGGGGTACAGAGTTTCAACGGGATGATTTCCGACTCCTTGCCTTGCAACAACAGGTCAAGGTTGCCGTCCGCTTCCAGTTGCTCCTTGCTGATACCCACGGCCTTCAGGCCGGGCCAATCAATATCTTTTACATTATAATTATAAGGGATGTTCCGATTCGTATTCATACGGTTTGGGGATTTGATGTTTGTAAAATTCATTTTGTTTCTCTCTGATTGGGGTTATACCGCTTGTTTTGCGCCCTTCTTTTGTTCCTGCTGCTAGCCTTGGGCGGTATCCGCCTGTGCTGCACGACGGGAAGTATCCCTGCGAATATCAGGGTTCTCTTGGAAATACTGCAACTGTCCGGAATAAGGGTTTACTTTCAGGTAGGAACTGAACGTTTGCCCGTTGTTTTTCAGTCCTTCGACTAGGAGGGTCTTCCCGTCCTGGAGGTTCGCCTTTTCCTGCGCCGTGAATACATGGCCGTAAACCTCCGCCGGGATACGTGGTGCCTGCTGCTCGTTGAACCCATCCGGCGTGCGTGAGTACATTGTCCTGCCGGTATTCATGTCCAGCTTGACAAATGCGGAGAATTCCTCTCCCTTACGGTTGATCATGTTTTCCAGATAGACGGCCTGCCCCTTGCGCAGGACCTCCTTGTCCTCGGCTGTCAGCTGCACGTTGCAGATTTCCTTTGGAATATAGATTTCTCCGGTTTCCGGATTATGACGGGTGTAATTCGGCCGTCCCGTCGTCTGGTCTATCGTGACAAACGCGGAGAAAGCTCCGTCCCTGTTCTTGAACTTCATGTCCTCGACCAGGATGGTATGTCCCTCGCTGAGCATCTTTATCTGGGTGGGCGAGAGTGGCACGCCCCCGATGGACTTCTCGTTGAATACCTGGTTCTTCGGGAAGATGAACTCCAGCCCCCTGCGCTCGGCACTGTATTGAAGCGTGGCGTCAAACTCCTTCCCCGCCTTGGAGGTCATCCCCTCCACCTTGACGGGTTGTCCCTCCTTCAGCAGTCTGATCTCCTCGTCCGTAAGTCTTACCCCGCTCACTTCCTGCGGGATGTAGACATGTTCCTGCCGGACAGCGACCAGCTCGTTGGTGTTTTTGTCGATGGAGATCAGGCAGGGGGTGTACTCGCTGCCACGCAGGTTGAGTTCCACCGCACGTCCCATGTTACCGGTCTCACGCAGGTTCTTCTTGTCTTCCTCGCTAAAGTTAAACCCGAAATAAGGGCGTTCCAGTTGCGGTTCCTTGCGTATACCGTGAACGGCCAGCCCCACCTGCCCGTTCTCTTGCGGTATGAGCGAGAGCCTCGCGTCCAGTTTGGCTGTCAGCACGCCGGGAATGTTAAGTGTCAGCGGCACCAACTTGTTGGTCTTGTAACCTCTCAGCATGGAGTCAAGAAGTCCTTGCTGTTCGAGTGTCGCCTTTGAGATACCGATCTTGTCCAATCCCTCCCAGTCGATCATGTTCTCATTGTAACGATAGCGCGGGCCTTGCGGCTCTTGTGGCACCTGCTGTGCCTGCGGTTGCTGTTGTTGCTGGGATGCTTGTTGTACCTCACTCTGTTGCAGGGGTTCCTGCGGTTGCGTTTCTTTTTTTGCCATGGCTGTCTCTTGTTTGTTCATGTTTTGTTCCTCTTTGTTCTCTCTCGGACGGATCTCGTAGCGTTTGAGGAACTCCTTCACCGCGTCCGTCTTTTTCCCTTCCGCCAGGTCCTTGATCGCCTGCTTGTTCACCTTGTAGTCGTGGAAGGTCATGCGAAGCAGGCGGAAATGGGTCGGTTCCTTGAACTGGCTCCAGAAATTCTTGATGAAGTTTTCGAGTATGCTCGAGTTCTTGTCGAATTTCAGGAATGAGTTTTCATTCTTCTCGTCCGCTGGAACCGTCTTGACCTTCCCGTCCTTGTCGATCTCGCTGACCACTTGTACACCGGCTTTCGGATCGCTCTTGTTATGAATCATCATCAGCTCGGTGATCTGTTCCACCAAAGGGGCATCGTTCATGACCTTCGGTTTCCGGGGCTGTCTAGGCTTTTCGTTCGGGCTCTTTTCTTGTGCCATACCTTTTCTTTTTGGGGTTAATAAATTGCTTTGACACTTCAAAAATATGGGCTAAATCCGAATAAAACACTGATTTTCAAAAAGGTGTCATCAGGTGTCATCAGATGTCATCAAATGTCCGAAAGACTGGTTTTCCGTGAGAGAAACATGCCGTGAAAACAAGGATATGGTATGCAGGGGAAGGGCGAAAAAGCCGGCACGGGCGCAAAGGGAGGATTATGCAGAGCAGAGGGAGCTGAAGTCCCTGTCTTCTCATGGGGCGGCGTTTTTTTCATAAGACATTGCCAGGTCTGCCCATATATCCCGTACTTCCTGCCGGATTTATTAGGGATATAAAGGAGGCCCTCCTTTTTTCATCAATGACACGGTCATGCGTCGCATCGGTCGCAGTGAGTCCCTATAATCTTTCCCGAAATCAAAACCATTGTCCGGGCGTTTGTTTCCATGTGTATTTTCCGCGACTTGTCGCAAGGAAAATACTCATGGAAAGCGAAGCCGGAACGCCCGTGACAATACGGTTTTGATTTATCTTTGATTATAGGGGACTCGCTGGTATCCGTCTGTTTTTCACGAATTTCCCAGAAAATATATACAGTCTTGTTGTTTATACGAAAAAAATATTTCTAGACTTGTCCCACGGAAAAAATGTCGCTTTTTATTTTCGGACTTTGATTCTTTACGAGGCTATTCGGACTGTCTTTCAAGATGATTTACAGAGTTTGGCATCGGCAGCAAGTGATATTCGGTGTTCCAAGCGGAGAAGCGGAATCTAGGACTAAATATATTCTTCCTTCAACAATATAGCCCACAGGTTGTATCTATGTACCTATTATTCATCATAAAACAGACTATATATGGCTACCATTAAATTAAAATTCCGTCCATCGACGGTACAGGGTAAGGCTGGCACACTCTGTTACCAGCTTTGCCACCGTCAGGAGAACAGGCAGATTACCACCGACATGAGGATATTTCCCGAGTGGTGGAATGAGACGAAACGTGAACTTGTCACTGTCCCCGGCAATGAGAGAGTCCTGACCGCCTACCGGAAACGGGCGGAAAAGGAGATGCGGGACATCCGTGAGATTATCCGTGAGCTGGACTGTAGCGGAGAAACATACACCTTGTCGGAAATACTCAACCGCTATCGCTCCCTGCCTTCCGAGTCCGGTTTCCTGTACTACATGAAAAAAGAGATGGAAACACTTTGGGAGAACGGCCAATACGGTACCTCTCGTAATTACCGGCGTGCACTGAACAGTTTTTCCACTTTCCTGGATGGTAACGACATTCCTTTTTCGTCGTTAGATTCCGCCCTGGCGTGTCGGTATGAGGCATGGTTGTGGCAACAAAGGGTAGCGAGAAACAGCAGCTCGTTCTATATGCGGATTCTGCGTGCCGTTTATAACAAGGCCGTAAAGCAAGGTATTGCGGTGCAGACTTTTCCGTTTCGTGAGGTTTATACAGGAGTGGCTCGCACATCGAAGCGTGCCGTGGATGAGGAAACCATCCTGAAACTTCAAAGGATTGACCTCTCGGATTCACCGGCTTTGGCACTTTCCAGGGACATGTTCGTGTTCAGCTATTGTGCCCGTGGCATGGCGTTTGTGGACATGGCATATCTGAAAAAAGAGAATGTGGACAGCGTGCGAATTACCTATTGTCGCCATAAGACAGGCCAATACTTAACATTGCATATCGAACCGTGTATGGCGGTGATATTGGAACGATATGGGCAGGTTTGTCCGGAAAGTCCATATCTTTTCCCCATCCTTACCGATGAACAGCCAGATCAGGCTTACCGGCAATATCGGACCGGGTTGAACTACCATAACCGAAAATTGAAACGGTTGGGTAAATTGCTTGGCGAACCATTACCTTTGTCCTCATATACGCCTCGTCACAGCTGGGCTACCGCCGCACGCAACCACGACGTACCGATTGCCGTCATCAGTGCGGGGATGGGACACAGTAGCGAAAGGACTACGCTTATTTACTTGGATTCTTTAGACAATGCTGTGATAGATAATGCGAACGAGAAGATTTTGAAGGATTTGAACGATACCGTCTCTATATAAGAGAGGGTAAAAATACACTGCAAAGATAATCATTCTCAGCAAAAAAGAAAAAAAGAACGGCCATTTTAAATCCTTCGTTTTTACCCCCCCCATTCTAAATATTTAATTATCAATTATTTGCAATATCTGTTTAGAGTGAATAAAAATAATATTGTAACAAGGACGTAAAATGAAAGGAGTACAATCCGCAAAACCACCCGTCCACCTTTTCAAAACGAAGCGTTTCTATTTTGAGGTTCTTTTCCAAAACGAAGCGTCTCTTTTAGAGCAAAATCAAACGGCATTCAAATGGACTTCTAACCCTATTTGAATGCCGTTCTTTTATTACTTTTTGTGATGAAAAAGTGTCTGCACAAGTTGTTAGTCTCGTACTTTTTCCGTAACTTTACAAAGTAGTTAAGATGGCATGTTACAACTTTTTATCGTATGTCGAATAGGCCTCTATTTGCAGAATGCGACGAATAACGCCCTTTTCTATATTATCTAAGCAACGTCCCAGCGTCCGAAGCATAGCCGGAATGATCTCCTGTTCATAAAAGATGCGAGGCCGCATACCATAGTCTATTTTTACAATCTCCTGCTCGCAAATATCGCCGGTGTCATAGCCGGAGTCTGCCCAAAACCATGTGGCGGCGGTTATCGGTTCCCCTCGTTTATACGCCCATTTGATAGATGATGCCCCGCGCCCATAAGGTAATGGGGACGGATGGAATATCAACGTACCCCAGTTCGCCTCTTTCAGTTCTTCATCGGAAACTTTCACCGTAAGGAGTGGCGCAATGGCAAGGTCACAACGATACCCTTCACACCAAAGCGTATGCCCTTTTGCCTTAACGAACATTTCGGCCGCTTTGAATGCCTCCGACTCGCAATTTCCCAATATTTTAATTACCATTCCCTATATATTTAAATGCCTGAACCGCCCTGAAATGGCCGCCATAACCGGTTGCCGCACGATCAGACTTATTTAACCTTTGGGCCGAACGTGCCATCGAAGCCGCACTGCGCCCTTTATTAACTCCATATAAATGTGCTCCGGTTTGTATCCACTTTTTAGAGTGACGTAACGCTCCACATAGTTGCGGGTGTGAAGTGTGAAAGAACACCGGGTAAGGTTTACCACATCTACCATGTCCCTGAAGATGATATTCACAAACGGCCGCTAAAAATTTAGTACCAACACCTATTCCCTGCCATTCGGGAAGTACTACCAACCGGGTGGACCGGTAAGCCTTTGCCGTAAAGAGTGGCGTTACCGCTAAATGGCAGACGGGCTCACCACCGACAAAGCCCACGAAATACTCGGCCGCAACCGGCATAGGAAGGTCTAAATAATAATGCTGCTTAAACAACCTTGGGAATATAGTTCCCCTGACTTTATAAATTTGAAGTTCGAGTTTTGGACGTTGCCGAAGGCAGTCACGGTCGTAAAACCGTGCCTCCGCAGTATCATACACCCAGTCAGGTTGTAGCCATTCGATTATATCATAGTGGCAGGAAAGAAGCACGATCTGCCCGCTGCCACGTCTCCATGTCTTCGAGAATGCGGCGGCCCCGACCTTGGCTATCTGCCGGTCAATGACCGATGTAAACTCGTCCACCACGGCGTGCCGCGGTCGTTCACACGCCAAACGCGCAAGACCTGCCCGGAATTTTTCACCGTTGCTCAGCACATGAAATGGCCGGAGCCACGCTGGAACATCACCAAGGCCAACTGCCGAAAGCATACCCGTCACCGTGTTGAAGTCTCCGTCAGGAGCAATACAGTCCACAATCGGCTTATCCTTATCCCAGCCGGAATAGAGGTCATAAATAGGTTCTTTGAATATTTTGTTTCCAATACTGGTTTTTCCACTACCGGATGGTCCGACGATCAATCCGATTTGCCATTCCCGGTCCTCGATTGGTAGCTCTACTGTCTTTTCCCAATCACAGCCTTTTTCTGCGTTGAAAAGGCTTTTTACCCGTGCGGCCCGATAGCTGTTGAAGTCGCTACAATGGTGTTGTACCTCTATTTTCATACATTCACCACTTTAAGGGTTAGACCTTCTTTCAAGAGACGTTCGTAAATCTCCTTTTGTTCTTTTTCATCTGTGCAAATGACGATTACGCCATATTGCGGCTTGTAAGTGTACTTGCTCATACTTTGTTTTGTTTTATGGGTTTGGAACAAAGGTAGAGCCAAACTATTGGACGAACTAATTTAAACCGAATGTTATACTGCACCGCTTGTGCAGTCACTTTGGAAACGTTTCAAAAGACCATACACTTTCCGTTCGCTCACGGCATACCTTTCAGAAAGTATAGCTACAATATAGGACACTTTTTCACCATTCTTGTACAGATTCATATAATCGGAATACAAGTCAATATACTGGGTATCTTCGAGGCGTATTCCCGCCTCATGTAACTTTTTCAACAACTCACGATTGAAGTTTAGTATCTCTATCACTTTCATACAAACAAAAATTTAGTACCTTTGCAATGTCTCACTTATTAAACAACAAAAAAACACCCAAGTGGCGTGGCAGAGGGCATTTGCCCCCGGCCGCGCGCCGCTTGGGTGTGTAAAGTTGAATAGTAAGTGAGACGACTGTTTTAACAGGCCGGGGGCTTTTTTCTATCCCTTCCCCCGCGGGGATTCATCCATTACCCGGCTTCATACAAAGCCAAGTCCAATGCGTCCTTTTTCTTCCATCCTTCAGACAACGCGTCTTGTATGTGCTTCATCGCTTTCACGTAGAAATCCTGAAGGTCTGAGACCGTTTCAAACGTCCTGTAATACGGCTCATCATCCGCACCCAGCTTGAACGTCACCGGCAGGTTCCGCCCTCCCGTTTGGACGGCAAGATCGTATGCGGCTTTGTAGTTGAACTGGTTCTCGCTGGACAGCCATACCGGAATTTCCTCGTATGTGAATCCGGAAAGGATGGCCTTGTCAGTCTCCCGGTTATACCAGGCCGTGACCGTTGACCGTATCTCCTCGTCGGTCGGCTTATGGTTGAACTCCTCTTCCATGTAGGAAGCGGAACCGTCTTCCTTCTTTTGCACATCCCAGCGGATGCGCCACTTGTTTTTGACCGGGTTCGTGCATTCCAGCAGCGACACACCGGCACTTCCTTCTACTCGTTTCATGTAAACACGTATTTGGTTCTACCTTTGCCAAACGTTTCCGTCTTTATCGTTGTCTCAAACGGAAAACCGTCCGGCATTTCCCTTACCTGTGCAAGGATGTTTTTCATTTCTTCCGAATTAGTGAAAAACTTCTTGGACTCACCATTCTGCTCGATACTCACGATACAGCGGTCCTCGCCCTGTTCTGTCTTGATTCCCGTTTCAAAGTCTTTCACTATGATGGGAAGGTTCACCAGTTCCCGGATGCTTACCACAGTGCCGGGAAAACGTTTCTTGCCGTCCTCCGGCTTATAGGAAACGTTCAAATCTTTAAAACTTTTCATTTCTTTGCCTGTTAATTTTTTAAACAACATATTACAATCCGCGTGCTTGGCCATACCATAAAAACTGGCCACCAATTCACGCCGTCTCCTTCTCGATTTAACCTCGTGTATCTTCCGGGCAAAGTTCTTTTTGATGCGCTTCCTTAAAAGCACACGATCGGGATAGATAACGTATCCTAAGAAATCGATACCCTCCGTCACTGGGAATATACGTTCGTTCTCCTTTACTTGAAGACCGATAGATTCTATACACCCGTGGACGACATCACGAATCTTCCACAATTCCGCTTTCGTTTCACCCAGTACCACACCGTCATCACAATAGCGGTAGTAATAACGGACGCCGTACCTGTCCTTCAAATAATGGTCTAAATAAACAGACAACAATAAATTGCCCAGCCCCTGCGAACTCCTCAGGCCGATACTGATACCCTCAGGCATCAGCCGGACAAAGTTATCCAGCATGGCGATGAGCTTCCTGTCCTTGAATATCCGGTTCACGCAATACATCACGAAATCTTGTTTCACGCTTTCGTAGAACTTCTTGATGTCAAACTTATAACAGAACCGCGTGCCTTCCGGATCTTCTTTCATATCACGGCGAATATACGCCATCAGATCGTGCGAGCCACGTTTTTTGATGCTGGCCGAAGTGGTTCGGATAAACCGTTTCCTCAAACGCTTGTCTACGATGGTCATGATAGCGTGTACGGCGATACGGTCTCTCATGCTTAGTACCTGAATACGCCGTAACTTACCACCTTCCACTATATCCCGTTCATGATAATCTTTCACCCGGAAACTTCCGGATGCGATCGATGCGGTCAGTTCATCCAACACCTCTTCCTTATGCGCAAGCAGGTAACGCCCTTGGCGGCTACGCTTTCTTTTCGTGCCGCGAAGGACTTGATCAAAGGAATCCTCCATATTGGACGGTTCTATAATCTCTTCTATTATGTAACCTTCTCTACGCATATCATATCACATTACGGCCACACGGCCTTCAATCTCCCGGGCCTGACTTCTTCGAGCCTTGCGGCCTACCAAACTCTACCCGACGCTTGATTTCTCAGTTTTCCAACCCTTCCGGGCCGCTGTTACTGGGGCTTGTTCCCCTCGGCTCCACGGTGGGGACAAGTCCCCGGTGTTGTACGCCGATTTTAATTTCCTTCGATTGTTGTTCAGACGGGAACCGATATTCGAGTTCGAGTTCGAGGCATCGTTATTCGCATTCGCGTACGACACACCACCATTCGCATTCGAGTTATTGTACCCACGAAAAACCACACGGCTTAAAGGAAACGCCACCCTTTGGAATACAAAGGTATTATTTTTCATGCGGAAACACTGTTGATATTATATTTTCGACGGGCTTACGCCCGTTTTCGTTCGCTTCGGATCACACAAACGGGAACGAGAACGCTTTACGTTTTGTCGCTTCGCTCCCGTTTTCGATCATGCCTTTTCGACTATCGCCTTGTACGCTTCCACGCTTTCCGCTTTGACGATCCGACCGCGGAAGGCCAGACGGGAGCCGACATTCGTGTACGAGCTCGATGCATCGCTATTCGCATTCGCATTCGACACGCCGCCATTCGCATTCGCATAGCTGTACCCGCGATAGACCACACGGCTCGATGCGGTAGATATGTAGTATTTATCGCAATAATACGTGCTGGACGAACCGTTTGCGGTTCCCACTGGTATCACGTCCATATACTTGCCATGGGCGACACCCGTTATCCACTGGTCGCTCGAGGTCTTGCCTTTCACCATACGGGTCGTACCGTCCGGCATCCAGATACGCCACTTGCCCTGGTTTGCGCTGTCATTGGGTAAATCTACGCCGTCCATCATGTCGTACTTATGCCCGTAGATATCCTCATAGCCCAGACAACTGATATTGTTTACCTGAGTCACGGTCGGAGAACCATACTCGTCCTGCCCACGATACCAAGCGTACTGGTGGATAGAACCGTCCACGATGGAATTCGTGATCTTGTCGTTTATTTTATACGCTTCATCATAACCGATCGTATCCTGCATGCCGTAGCCCGCCGTACCGCCCGTGATACGATTGTTCGTATGCTGACCGCCTCCGCACTGTTCCTGGCTGTCACGACGGCCATATCTTGCGTAAAACAAGTTCGCTATACGGGAGTGCATCAACGCGTCTATCTGTTGCATACCGCGCTGAACCGAGTAATAATGAAAGTCGATCCAGTTCATGCTGGCCGTCGTGGAATTACCCGTTACGCATGAACGCAACTTGCTACCCACCACACTGCTACCCACCACGGCGCAAAGATGTTCCTCGTTGGCCACCCAATCGGGCTCCATATCCTCGATCTTGTCGGAGTTGGAAAGAACGACCTTGTCGAACTCGGCCGTGTTCAAGATCGAGAAGTGCAAGGCCGTGGCGTCCTCCGGAATATCCGATATCAAGTACATGCCCGCCTCGAACTTCAAGCCGATCGTTGGAACCACGATGGTTTTGACTACGTTTCCAGAGCCGTCTACAAATAGACTGCCGACCAGACCCGTGCCGGGAACACTCGGAAAACGCACACGCTTGTAACCTTGCACATCCACCTTGCAGACCGAATAAGTCTTGTCCGTGCTATAAGAATCCTTCAACGTGGGCTTGCCACTCAGTAGTTTGCGTTCCGCCAAGTAGCCGTCCTTGGTCTCTTTTATATCATCCAGTGTCAAAACGGTTACTTCGGGGATGGGAGGCATATCGTCGGGGCCGTTGGAACTGTAACAACTGTAATATTTCTCGTTCAGATAGTCATTGATACCTTTCGACCAGAAGAACGGCTCGTACATCATCCAGTCGCCCTCGCTGCTGTCAAGTTTGGCAGCGCTTCCGTCGTAATATTTATTGCTGGTGGTATCATCCAAAGGACAATAGGTCATCTCACCATCCAAATTGTTGATGTCGACCGCCTGGCCCGCCATCTCCACTTTACGGCTCGTGGGTTTCTTCGTCACCTTGGCAAGCACACGGTGGCGCTTCTTGAGGATCGCCACTACGTGGGCATTCATGACGTAAGCATTTCCATACTTATAGCCGGTCTCGTTGTCCGGGTTGGAAATATTGGCATCGTCCGGTACGCTCTCGTCCGACTCGATGATACTGTAGGCCGGTTGCACGATCTCCAGTTCAGGGTACCGCTCCCTGTATCTGTCCGCTTCTTCGTCCTCCATGTACTTTGTCAGGCGGAGCCTGCCACGCAATCCGGAATGACGGTTGTCTATCGCTCCGGTGGAGGTATAGGTACCATAATCGTAGTATTTTCCGAGCAGCCTGCCGTCATCCTCCATATCGATGTCAAGGACAAAACGCTCCAGTTTACCGCTACCGTTCAACTTGGCCTGATGAAGACGTTCCAGCATGGCAAACCCGTCAATGCCCGGACAACCCATGAACCGGTAGCCTCGCACGTTACCGATGCCATCCAGTACCAATCCGCTCTCTGCCAACCTGGGAAGATATTCCAGAAACAGTTCCTCTATCGTTTCCGGCAAGCATAACTGCACAACAGGCGCACCGGTGGCAAGTTTCACGCGGGTAAGCCCCGTGCCTCTCACGTCCAGCTTCTTCAACCGTCCCTGCCAGCTCAAGTCCAAGGTCGTCACGTTGCCGTTATCGCCATTCCGTGCCAGCAGGTTGTTGCGCATATTAAGCTCTTCCAGAAGAAGCATGCCGTTCGTCGAGGCCATGAATGAACCGTTACGATAACCGCTGGCTTTCTCCACGCTCATGTCAAGTTTAACCAATGAGGTAAGCAAGCCGAAATTGAATCCGATGGCGAACGCGTCCTCATGCCACACCAGCTCCTTGATTTTGGCCGCGCCGATAATCTTCAGCGGGTCGTTCTCACCGAAGGCACGGGCCAGCTGCAGGGAGTGGAGCACGTCCGCATCCACCACGCCGCTGTCGGCCTGCACGCCGTTGCTGGTGGAAAGCTGCACACGGTACGGGATGGTCAGCCGGTACTGCATCGGCTTCAATTTGTATGCCTTGTCCAGCGATGCCGTACTCTGGTAGAACTGGGCGCCCAGCGTAGAGACATAACCGTACTCCACCTGCTTCAGGTCATACCTGCGCTGGATGAAGTAGTTCCGGTGCGCCTTTAACGAACCCTTCAGACCGTAGATCTGCGGGTAGGTCTGTTTCGCGCCGTCCGCACCCACCGGCATCTCGTTCAGGAACGGATACACATACTTGAAGATGCCTGATTTGTTGTACAGCCGGCTGCACCACCTCTTCATCTGCTCGGTGTCGAAATGGTCAACGGCCTTCTGGATGCTGAAGGCACTCATGAAGCTGGTACCGCCGTTCACACCCCTGGTCATCACTTCCTCCAGCAGATTGCCCATATTGCCCAATATCAGGTTCCACAGCCAGCTGTTGTGTCCCTGCATCACATAGGCACCGTCCCGCTTGGTCTGCCGGTTGTCATCATACTTCCCGGTCAGGAACGACTTGTTGTCCGAACCCAGCTGGCAGTCTCCGTCGTAATAGGTTATCCACCACATCACGCCGTCCCACGTCCGCACAAGCATGTTTTTCGCCAGCTGGTCCACACCCAGGTTGAACTGTACATACAGGTAGTAGGCGGCCAGGTTGGGAAGGTTGAAATACTTCCCGGCTTCCGCCTTGAAGGTCGGGCTCACCCATTTGGCCGTCGGGAACTTGTTGACGTCATCCTCATAGTCCACCCCGTCAAACGTGTGCGTCTCCTTGTTATAGGTCATGCCCTTGCCGGCAGGCGTTTCCTTCACGCATTTATAGAGGAAACTCATCATGCGGTCAAGCGCCTTGTACATCTTGTCGTACTTGTCACCGGTGCCCAGGTGTTCCTTGATGTTCGGTTCTTCTTCGGCATCGCCTCCGCCATCGTTCCAGAACACGTCTTTCGGATGGTTGAACTCGAAACCGCCGTCAAAGTTGAAATCCATGAAGTCCGTATGGTCGGGCTCCGTGGACGGAAGCCAACGGAACAGGCACAGGTCGTTCGAGTTGTTCAACGTCTCGATGCAGATGGGCAGGTATTCCTTCGGCCGGTCGCCGTTCGCCTGCAGGTAGTTCAGCGTATCGCCGGTCCCCCACTGCTCGTTGCCGATGGCCTTGTCCTGGCCGAATATCGGGTAGCTGTCGCTCTTCTCGTTGTTCATGTTGTACTGGCCGTAGTAGGTCAGATCCTCATCCACGCTCTTTGCCACAAACAGGTCACAGGGCAAGCCGTCAATGGCCGAGCGTATGTCTTCCTTGCACGTATCCGCATGGTCGGCGGCATACTGCTGGGCCGGGGTCAGGATGCCCATTTCCTTCATGCCGTCATGGATGAACTTCGCGCCACCGGTATTGGTGGTCATGGAGGAGTCCGAGAAGTCACACTTCGCACAGGCGAGTTTTGCCCCCACCGAGTTGTCCCGCAGTCGGAACAGGTTCTTCTTACCCTCCGTAGCTGTCGGGTTGCTCTGCTGCCCGTTACCGTCTATCTCGCCGTAGCTCATCCGTGCCGTGTAACCGCTGGCTGTCTTCTGGAAGTAGAAGCGCAGGTTCTTGCGGGCATAGTTCACCGAACTGGTACCCTGGATACGCAGATAAATGTCACGGGCTATCCAGTCCAGCGCCCGGTTCTCACCGTTGTAGAATCTAACTTCCCGGCACAGCTTGTTGGCCTTCTTGTTGTTCAGCTGGGCCAGCGCGTCCATCACGTTCAGCGTGTCGCTCTCGCTTGGCACCTCACTGCCCACGCTGCCCGTGCCTATCAGTACCAGGATCGAGTTCCGCCGCTTCTTCATCAGCCCCATCAGCTTCTCCATGCTCACCGTGTCCCCCTCGTTCAGCACGCGGTTGTCCTCATCCAGCGAGCGCACGCCCGGTTCCCCGTCGGCATCCTCCAGATGGTTGCGGTCCACGATGTAGTTGTTAAGCACCTCGTCCGAGGTCAGCGCCTTGTTATAGATGCGCACGCTCTTCACGTTCAGGTCAGCCCCCTCCGATTTGAACTCCAGCTGGCTCCGGATGTCGAAGCTCACCTTGTCCAGCCACTTCGAGGCGGCCGACTCCTCCCCGTTCACATAGAAGCCGATCAGCGTCCGCTGCTCGTTGGTCTCCACGTCCGGGTAGAACACGTAAGTGATACGGATATTCTTACCGGGTTCAAACTTCGTACCCACCGAGTCCTCATAGCGCAGGACCTGACCGGCATCCATCGCCTCCGTCACCACGCCGGTAAGGAACTTCGCCTCCTCCGGGGTCACCACCAGCCCGTAACGGTTGCCGTTTTGCAGGGTGCCCAGACAGGTGATCAGCTCCGCGTCGGTGTCAGTCACGTTGGCCGTGCTGTATTCTATCTCCAACGTCATGCCCACGTCGCGGATGGCAAAACCCTCGGGCTTGTCCGCCTCGTTGAACGGGCGATAACCGCCGTCTGCCGTCAGGGTCATGCCCGCACCGCCGGCCAGCAGCAGGCGGTCCTTGTGCCAGCCGCTTCCTGCGCCGTATTCGTTCACGCTCCACAGCACATCACGGAATTCCATCCGTTTGTCCCCGCTCACCCAGCTTTCCGGGTTGTTTTCCGTGTTGCTTCGCCCGAAGGCATCGAACGTGCACACGGCATCCGGTGCCAGCGTGGCTTCAATGTCGGGGTGCGATGTGGTGTTCACCCGCACCTCAAGCACGGCATCACCGCACGACACACGGTAGTCCAGCGGTTCCACGTTCACGTTCGTACGCCCGTAGCTGCCGGTCTCACCGCGCTGCAGCAGGTCTTCCTTCACCACACTGCCCCGGCTGGTCACTTTCACACGGGCCGTGTACGCATCCCTGTCATAGCCGGCATACGTGAAGTTCCACGCCGTGAACTGCTCTGCCTCCAGTACGGGGTGCTTCCAGTCACGCTGGAACCCTGCCGCCCGGTGGTTGAACATCATGCCGGCATAGGCCGTCACACCTTCCCCGGCTTTCAGCAGGGTCAGGTAGTGTATCTCGCTCACCACGCCGGAGTTCTCGTGCAGCGCATAGGCTTCCACCACGTTCATGCCCTCCCGCATTTCACTCAGCGCAACGGTGACGTTCTTCTGCTGGACACCGGAACCGGCTGACAGGCCAAGCGTATAGGGCTGCCCGCCGTTGATACGGTAGTAGATGTTCTTCTCGCCACTCGTTCCCTTAGCTGTAAATGGGATGTTCACGTCGTTCCGGTATCCCCCGTCAGCCAGTCCGTTCCCAACCGAATAAGTGGTACTTAGTTCCATAGCCACCATCGTCACTCTGGCGGTAGCGGTTTTCATCAGCGTACCGCCATCATAACCGGCCTGCGCCTCCACCTGCACGGTGTAGGTCGTGGCATCCTTCAGGTAAGGCGACGCGTCAAAAGTATAGCTCTGACCGGCCGTAACGCCGACAAACTCCGCATCCTGGAATTCTGAAAGGACCGTGGAGCCACGTTTTACGACCACCTTGGCCTTCAGGTCGCTGTAGCCACTCACCTCGCCGCCACCGGCCGTGCCCACGCCAACGGCATATCTCACCACGAAACCGGTACCCAACGACAAATACTGGGAAGCGGGCAAGGAGGAACCCGAAGCATCGGTCAGGTCTATATTCACCACCACCTTGTCATCGTCGCTATACTTGGAAAAGCGCACCTCCCTGTCGCTTTCTCCCCCTTCGCCATCCTTCTGCGTGACTGTCATCACGTACTGAGTGCCGTCCTCGCTGTCCGTCACGTCGATATTCGTCACGGTACCCACCAGCGAGGCGAACACCGCGCCGCTCGTGGGGGCTTTCGTCTCACCGGCGACCAGCTCCTCCGTAGGGGTGGCCTTGTCATCAATACTTTTGATATAGTTCTCCACCAACCGGCCGCTCACCGGAAGATTACCCGTGGATTCGTCACCGGACCAATCGGTCTTCTGCATATCCAGACCGTCCTCGTCATACACTTTTTTCGCCATATCGTTATTCTTTAAAAGTTATTTCATCCGTTTCCAGCCATCCGTTCGGCTCCAGGGTTTGTCACCGCGCCAAAAGCCCGCGCCGAAACAGCTCCGGATGGCTTGCCAAACCAGCCTGGCCCCTATATAGACCGTCGCCACCACCCGTTCGCCTACACGGATGGCCGTCACCTCTTTGTTTCCAACACTTATCATACCTATTCCTCCTCGTAAATCAGGTAAATGGTCTTGCCGTCCTTTTCCGGGAGACTTTCAAACTCCTCCTCACTCATCTCCTTATGTTTGTAGCCTTGGGCTATCGCATCCTCGGCCTTCTTCGCGGCCGCCTCCGCCTTTGCCGCCGATTCACCCGCCGTTTGAATGGCCTTTTTTGTCTCCTGGGTGGCCGCTTCCATTTCGGGAGCCAATCCCTCCACCCTTTCAGCGGCCTTGATCGCCCGGGCCGCCGCGTCATCGGCTGGCTTGCTCAATAAGGTGATCGGGACGTTCACCAGTTTGTCACCTTTCTGTCCCGGCAGGGATTTGACCCCGCTCAGCGAGCCGACCGTCTCAAGGGATTCGACACTCTTCGATTCCGCCTTGACCGCCTCCAAAACCTGGGCGATATCCGATTCTGTCAGTGCCATATCAAACCCCTCCCTCTATCAGTTCATAAACCTGGCCGTAACCGCCGGCCGTCAGGCTCTCGCCGCATACCTCCTTGATAAGCGTACCCTCCTCGGTGGTGATCTCCAGGATTCCACCGCCCTGGATGATACGCTGGCACAGGACGTAAGCCTTGAACTTCTCATCACGGCCTACCGGTTTGTCTTTTCCGTAATTGAACAGGGCCTCCGCCACGGCGGTGGCGATGTTGTCGCCGCCAAGCTCGTTCCCGTCAAAGCCCCTGAATCTCCTGTTTAAGTCAACTTTCATATCTCTTTGGTTTTAAATGTTTATTCCCCTGTATAGCCGACAATGATGCCGCCCCTCACGATAAGTCTTATTTTATCAAGGTCGGGATTCTGGGCGGCACCATCCCCCCAGTTCACACCCTCGTTATACACGTATGTACCGTCGGAATTGCGACTCTTGATGTACCGGAACCCTTTCGACGCGCAAACATCACTTGTCAATCCGTTACCGGTATCCCTTACATCTACCGGACCCACAAAGAACCCGGCATAGGTCATACCGCTGGCCGGATAGGTTAAGGAGCCTATCGATGCGTATATAGCGGCCCCACCGGATGTCGCCCCGACTGATTTTACGCCAAACCGACCACTGGTAGCGCCATTGAAGGCCACGTCCACGATCCCCTCCGTCGAGGAACTCGAGACTCCCAGTTTCAAACTCCGGGAATCGTTTCCGAAATAATCGCGGCTCTTCCAATACAGACGGCCGGAATCGATGGTAAAGCCGCCGATCTTACCGCCGCTCGCCTTGACGGTACCGCTGATGTTCGCGTTCCGGGTCTCGATACTCCCGTCCGTGAGGACCTTGAAATAGCCGTTAGCCGTAACAAGCCCCTCCAGTTTGATTTGGTCGGCTTTAATGGTAACACCGGAAACAAGATTGCCGAACTCGTCACGCTTGACATAGACATTCAGTTCCGCCTTCTTTACAAGCCCGTTGCTTGTAACGCCCTCAGCGAACAGCTTGGAAAAATTGGCGGTAGTCACCAACCCGGATTTATTCCGCAATTCCCCGTTCTCATCGAAATGGACAGAAATCAGCCTGTTATATTTGGCCGTCGTGATAATGGAGGATGCCTCCAGCACATTGCCGTCCTTATCGAAATTCGCCGCCGCGATTCGGATCATCTTCTCCGACTGGTCGAAGAACGTGGCATACTTGTACGCCAGGGCATCCGTCCGGTCTGTCGAGAACACCAACAAGGACACTTGGATAACACCCGTGAACGACAGCTTGAAGTCACCGGTCCCGTTCCACAGCCCGGAATGGTTGAATACCTTCTCCCCACCGACCGGCAAATCACCGTCGTAAGCGAACATGTTGAAATTCTCGTATCCGTTCTTGTTGGAATTGACAAACTCGATACGCAGGTGTCCGGCCTCGATCACCTTGTAATGGAAGGACAGGTAGACATAGCCCGGAATGCGAAGCCCGTCCCCGTTCAACTCCTTGAAATCGGGAATCGTGCGGAAATCCCCGTTCTTCTGCATGATATAGCTGTTCGTTATCCTGACGTAAGGAACCTTGCCGGTCTTTACGACCTCCACGTTGCCGTTCTCGCTCGATGCTAACAGTTTGTTACCGGCAAGAATCCACTTGCCGCCGAAAGTCAGGAACGCGGCCTTGTACCCGCTTATCCATTTACTCATCCCCTCGGTAAACGTGGTGTTGTCGAAAAAGCTCTGCTCCTCCCTCACCTCGTCACGCAGACCCTCCACGGCTGATTGTATCTTACCCTCCGTAATTTCAAATTTCGTCAGGATATCCTCGCCGGTCATGAGGACGAACGTACCTTTCAAATATACGTTGTCGCCATAGAGACCGTTCCCGTGTGGTTGGCTATTCGCCGGGAAAGCACTGTCCTTGATACCGTCAAGATTACCCACCCGGCAGCGCAAACAGCCGTTGAAGTTTTTCGCCATCACGCCATCCAGTATGTCAACACGTGGCTGCCCGTCCTCGGTAGCTGCTATGCTGATCAGGTTCTGCCGGAGCGGGTTTTCCGTGTTACCCATAAGTACACACTCATCGCCCGCCTTCGGTTCCGTCCCACCAAACTCCCTCTGGGGTACCGTTATCCCTTCCGCATCGCCTTCCGACACTTCCACCCAGTAACCCCGAATCTCCGCCCCCGTAAAAACGGCACAGCGCATCAGGTCGTGCGCCACGAACGTGTTCTCTTGCTCAAAGGAGATGCGGTAATTGTTGCCCTCCTTGGCCACGGTCTTGATCTTACCGTTGGCGGCGGAGACAACCAGCTGCCCCCTTACGCTGCGTACCGTTTCTATGAGCAGCTCCAGAGCCACCAACGTCTGCCGGATGGTCGCCTTGTCTATCGTGAGATTACTCAGCCCCGTTATTTTATCTATCCATATCTGCCAGCCCTCGCCGAACATACCGTCCACGAAACGGGTGCTCCGGAGCAGTTCCCGGATGACCGCCGTCAGAAACTCGGCGTTCCCGTCACCGTCAACATTGCCTCCGGATTCCCCGGCTTTGTAATCCCCAAAATAAGCCCCTTTCAAAAAACCGATCACCTCGGCCGCGGTATCCCGATGGCGTTTGCTCAGGAACTCCCTTTGGCTTCTTTTCGCAGAGAAAAGGTTGTTGTCCGTGGGCAGAGTGTTGTCGAAGCTCCGGATGATGTCCGGGAGCCCGGAACTTTCGGCCTTGGCTTTCGTATAGCTTTTCAATTCCCCTATGCTGTCGTTTACCCTGTCGAATTTCGATACCTGCAGGGCGTCGCTGATCTCCAGGTCCATCTCCCCGGGAAGGTTCACCTTACGCGTGATCTTCGTAATGCGGCTCCTGCGGTAACCGTCTTTCGGGAAATACTCCGAGCTCTCCAATTTTACGCGCCGGCCGACAAACAGCTCGGCCTCCTGCTGCTCGATCCACACATGGTCGGTCGGAGCTTTGTAAGCGGCGATATCCAGCCAGTGGTCCTTGTTATAGTCATCGACGGCTTTCTGGAACTCCTCCTCTGCCAGCCGGTAATACTTATCCGGCATCCGGATGTTCCAAAGGACATAGGTGTCCCCGGCCTTCGGGACGAGCTTGCCGCCCGGAAGCTGCGTGTCGTCGCCGTAAGGCCAGATCGTGATGATCTCAAACTCACGGGTGGCGCTATCGAAGTTTACCTCGAAATAATGATCGTCCCCCTCTCCCAGCCCGGAAAGGTCACCGCTCTGGAAGGAGACGCGTTTCGTCTCACCGGCCAGTTCATAATCGTTAGGATCGAAATCCATCCCGCCATCCTTGAAGTAATAGACGGTAAAGGTCTTACCCTCCTCATTCGTCACCTCCTCACTGCGGACACTGCTTACCGTTCCCACCCGCCGGGGATAGATACCGCTGAAGGCGGCCTGCTCGTAGTGGTCATAGATACCGTACTCGTCCACGCCCACCTCCACGTACTTCTTTTTTCCGGGGAGCATCAGACGGGGGCTGCCGTACTTCTCGGCATCGATGTTCCGGCTGCTCCCGATCGGAAAAAGGCGCGTGTAAAACTTCGCCGTATTACTCGTATCCCGCTCCAGGGAGGTCAGCCCCTTGCCGTATCCCAACGTGATCTCCTCGCCGTGTTCGCAACGGCACACGTTCACCGTCTGCCCCTCGACCCACCATTCGGCCTTGCCTCCCACCTTGCCGGCGATCTCCTTCAAAGCCTGGTCGCAGTACATACCTTCATAGTCGATCACGATAAGATCGGTACCGTCCACCTGCCCGACTTTCCAGTCGGTAATGTTACCCATGCCGTCGTTGATGGCCTTCACTACCATCGCCACATGGTCCCGCGGCGTGGCCGTCAATGTAAACAGGGGATTGGTGTCGCCGTCCGTTGTTTCCAGCACAAGAAAACGCCTGATCAGGCTCTCGATACCGTACAGCTTCAGGTTATACTCCCACTCACTCCCGCTTTTCTCTTTCGGGGTGTACCGCTCCGTCAGCCAGTACCGCTCGCCCATGTAGTCCGTGAAGTCGCCTACATCAAGGGGGATATGGGCATAATGCGTGAAGGAGAGCGCCAGCACGTTGTCGCCCTGCACCTCCTTGCTCTGCGTCGAACTGTCACTTGCAGCCACATCCGCACGCTTGGCCCCGGCTTTATCGTATATCGTTAGAAGCATATTCGAATCGTCTTTGAATGGTTATATAATCGGTACCGGCTCGCGGAACTTCACCTTGAATTTCCCGGCGTGGACCCCTTCCTTCCACAAATAGGTCAGTGGGGTGAACTTCGGACTGTCCGTGTATTTCACGTGCAGGGTCAGATCAAGCTGGGGAAACGCGATGTCGAGCCACCCGTCCTTCCCTTTCTTCAGAAAATTGATGAACGCGAAGTATTTCCGCAGCCATCCCTCCTTTGTCTTGTTATACAGGGCAAAGTGCAGCGTCACGTCACGCGCCTCGTTCCTCGGGGTAAGGACCGCGCTGTATTTCTCCCCGTCCTCCTCCCGTATGTCCACGGCCGTCTCCTTCTTCGTCTTGCTCGGGGTCAGGATCGCCGAGAGGTTATCCATGCCACCGCGCCGGTCCTCCACCAGGAACACGCCGTATTCCGTCCAGATGTCCGTGCCGTTCACCAGCACCAGCCCGCCCAATATATCTGCCATGTCATTTCACTTTTAGTCCGTCACGTATCATTTTCTTTATCTCATCCTTTATCTCGCCCAGGTGGCCGGCGCTCACACCGGTGTTCTCGGCTATCCGGGCCAGGTGGCCCTCGGCCGTGTCTATCTTCTCCGACACGCTCTCCAGCCGGTCGTCCATGCTCGACCAATGTTGCAAACCGCCGGTAAACATCCCCTCCAGCTTCGTGCCCTGGTCATACGTCATGGCCGTGTAGCCGCCCGCTTTCGCGCTTTGACTGGTGCCGCCGGCTTCGGTCTTGTCGTAGCCCGTGGCCGCCGCCAGGTTGTCACGCAGGGCAAGGGCTTCATCCATATACTGCATGTACTCTTCCATCAGCGCGTTCCGTTCCGCCTCGGTCAGTTCGTTGTCCTCCATGGCCTTGCCGAACTTCTCCCACCAGCCTTTCAATTTCTCGCTATACAGCTCGCCTATCTTGTTACTCAGCATGGCTTTCATAAAGTACTCGGATATATCCTCCGCCGCATCCTTGGCACCGTACTTCATGTTCATCAGGTTGTCGATGAAGCTGCTGTACATACCATCGAATGAAATGCCCGTCAGCCCTTCATACAGCTGGTCGGTCAGTTCCTCCAGCTTGCCGGCCTGGTCTATGTAGTCATCCAGCTTCTCGGTCAGTCGCCCGCCATAGCCGCCCTTACCGGTATTCTGTATCTGCGTCCACATGTCCACATTGCTGCGCAGCGCCTTCATCTCCTCCGGGCTCAGGCTCCACAGGTTCCCGTCCCACTGGCGGCCAATCTGTCCGCTCAGTTTGTCTATCTGTGCCTGGCTGAAACCACCCCAGTAGTAGTTCCACGAGTGGTGGCTTTTGCTGTAGCGTGCCTGTTCCTGCGCTATCTGCAGATAGTTTGCATTCGTCTCTTTCTGGTATTTGTAAGCATCCCGGTAAGCTTCCACCGATTTAGTCCCCTTGCTTGCCTTGATGGTATCGGTCAGGTCCTCAATGGAGGTCTGCAGTTTCTCGTTCCGGTCTGTAAGGCGGTCTATAGCCGCCTGCACTTCCCTGGCGTTTCCGCCGATGCCGAACAGTTTGTTGAAACCTCCGAAAGACACCGTGTTCAGCAATCCCCCGATACCTTTCACAAGGGAACCGCCTATCTGTTTGAACAGGTCTCCGCTGAGGATATTGTCGAGTATTCCGGTTATCGCATTGAAAATGGTGTCTATCAATGATGAGATAATCGGGCCAATACCGTCTTTCAGCAAATCCAGTATGGAGAGAATGGCCGATATGATCTGCCCGATGACTCCGGCACTTGACAGGGTCTCGGACATCTGACTGATGGCATCACCGACCTTGCCTCCGATATTCAGTTTTGACAGACCGGTAAGCATATTCTGGATTCCTTCAAATGATCCCTGCAAGGTTCCGCTTGCAAAGCCGTGCAATCCGTTGGATACCATGTTCAACCCGTCAACCGTGTCCCGGGAGGCACTTTTCACCTCCCCGGCAAGCGCCTTCATTTCAGAGGTGGCGTTCAGGTATTCTTCGTCAGCTGAAGCACTGGACGATTGGGCCGTTTGAAGAGCGATTTTGGTACGTTCTATTTCTGCCTGGTTACCGCTTTCAAGAGCCTTGTTGTAATCGGTCTGCGCCGCTTTTAACCGGGCGAATGCCGCTTCCTGCTGCAGTTCCGCATTTTGCACACGTGTTACGGCATCCCCCAAAGCGTGCATCTGCGTTTGTAACCGGGCAAAATCCAATGTGCCGTTACCACCGGGAAGCATGCTTTGAATACGTTCAATGGCATCGTAGACGACCTGCTGGTCTGCGGCTCCCGTTTTTTTGAACTCATCCGTCTTGACATACTGTTTAAGCTCGCCAAGCAGGTTCTTCATCTGGTCTGCAAGCAGGCCTGTCAAATCCCCGAATGCTGCTCCCCAGTCTATCTTTTGGGTCAGAGCTTCCATATCCACTTTATGCACAGCCGCATCACGCTGTTTCTCCAAAGTCAGCCTTTCACCCTGGGACTGTGCCTTGCGGATTTTCTCGGCGTATTCTTCAGCGATGGCCAGTTTCTGTTGCTGGAAGGTCCCGTATTCCTTCAGATAGTCACGCATGGCTTCCGCCTCTTCCCTGTACACGTCCGCCTCCGCTTTTTTCCGGGACGCGGTGTTTGAGGCACGGGCTTTTTCAAGTTCATCCTGTTGCTCCCGGGTAAGTCCGTTATCTCCGGTGGAAAGACCGGCTTCCTTGTTCTCACGCTTCCAGTCGGCTTCCTGCCGGTTTATCTCTTCTTTCCGGGCGTTATAGTCATATTCGATTTGTGCCAGTTTCTTTTCGGTACCGGCTTGCATACGGTCTATCTCTTCCTTCCGGTTCTCGGCCTGCAGGGCGGCAAGATCCTGCGCCAGCCTGCGCTCTGTGGCAAGCCGTTGCTTGGCTTCCGCTTCCGGATTCTTCCCGGACTGTTCGGGGTCGGTATGTCCGCCGATATTTCCTTTTTTGGCTGCTTCTGCCGCTTTCTTTACCTCTTCCTCCGCTTTTTTCAGATAACCGTCGCGTTTGTTTTCGGCATTTTTCAACAGTATGTCATAAGCTTCCTGATCATGTTTCTTAATGGCAGCCTGTGCGTCATAGAACTGCCCGGATTCTGCCATGCTTGACTGCATGATATATTGTCCCCATTTCCCGAAAAAACCCATGGCGCTTTCCGCCTCTTCCGGTTTCTGCGCCTTGATTTTATTCACCTCTTCATCGGCTTCTGCAGCTTTTTTTACAAGGTTCTGGACATTGGCCTGGTGCAGCAGAACCTGTACATAGTCCTCGCTCTTTTGGATAAGGGTATCATACCATTCGGAAAGTGTTTTATAATACCCGAAAGATTCCCCGTACTTGCGGTTCAGTTCTTCTACCTTCGCCTTTTCCTGTTCCTTGCTGCCGGTGAAGTTCTTTATTTCATCGATGACCGATTTCAGTTCGAAGCGGGTACGCACCATCTGGGCACGGCCGTCCTTCTCTATCTCGGTCATTTCCTTGAGTGATATGTTGAATTCATCCACGCCTTTTTTGGCACTGAACAGGTTTTTCGTCCAATCCCAGATTTCATCACCGTACATTACCAGCAGCATGATGCCGGTGGTCATGGCCGTCTGCCAGGAAAAGAGCGAGGACAGGACCTGTTTCCATACCGGTGTGCCTTTCTTGCCTGACTTCTGCAGCTCATCATATTCCTTACGGGCACGGGCCAGTTCGTCCGTAAAAATCGGCAGGTTGTTGGATATGGCCAGAAAGAACATCTGCGGTCCCATGGCCAAAGAAGGCATTTCACGTGCCATCTGCTGGATGCTGTTGTGAAGCCCGTTGAACTGGCGCTGTGCATTGGGCATGTCTGCAGGGGTGACCTGCACGGATTCCGATTTCTCCTGCAGCAGTTTCAGTTTGCCACGCAATTCCTCAAGCTGCTTCTCCAGTGCATGGATCTGCGCGATATTGGCACTCTGGTCCAGATTGGGGGCAGCCGTCTCCCCGGCAAGGCGCAGCCTTTCCAGTTCAGCCTCCAGCAGTCTGACGGTATTACGCAGTTCCAGCGCCTCACGCTCGGCCTTGTTCATGCCGGGCGTGAGTTTGTCCTTCATCAAAAATTCAACTTCTACAGGTTTGCTCATTCCAGTTTGCTTTGAAAAAATCCTACTATATCGTTCGCTTCATCCTCGGCGCTGTGTTCCGGTCTGGGAGCACCGTTTCCGCCGCCTTGCTTTTTCCGCACATACCGCGGTGCGTCGTTCAGCATCATGATCAGCGTCTGGTAATTCACACCGTCCAGAATGTAGTCCACACTCCAGCCCGTTGCACTCGCTATCTGCCACACGAAGCCGAAAGGGCTATGGGAACCCTCATACCGGGTTCTTAACTCCCCTTCCTTGCCTGGCTCAGTCTCGGAGTCATCGGGTTCGCCCGCGCTGTCGAGCTGATAATACGCATAAAATCCTTCGTGCCCATCAGACGCTCGAATGTCCGGAACATAGCCGTCAGATAGCGCCACTCCACAAAGTTCCGCAGCACCCATGCCGTCACCCCGATACCCACGTGCCGCGACACGTAGCCCCGGCATACCGTATAGGCCAGCAGACGGCTCACGGCCTTGCCATGCTCCGCCACAAAGGCCAGTTCCTCGGCCTTGTCCTTCGGTTGCCAGTCGGGTTTGATACCCATCTTCAGATATTCCCTGGCCAACAATATCTGACCCCGCAGTCTCGGACGCTTCATCGTCACACGTACCTCCACCGGGCGTTTCAGCCACGGAAACTTCCACCTTTTAAGAGGAACGGACACGCCACTGTCAAGCAGCGCGTCCGCACACTCCATCTCTATCAGTTGTTCCAGCCGGTCAGCCATACGTTAGCCCTCCTCGCTTTGGAGCGATGCTGCAGCCGCGGCTTCCGCCGGCGGCAGCTTGTACTGCCCCCACTCGTCCGGTATTGCTTCCGTATCGAACACGCCGTAAGGCTGCGAACCGTCCTCCGGCATCGCCACTTCGAGCGTAACCTCTATCTTGGAGGTTTCTGTAAGGGTCAGCTTGCCTGCAGGATTGGAAAGCAGCGTGGCGTTGGGAATCAGTACGCTCTGTCCGGACACGAGGGAGAGTTCCCATGGTCCCTGCATGACAAGCACCTCCGACGGGGCTGTCCAGCCGATCGGAGTTTTCTTTTCCGAATCTTCTTTCTTATAATGCAGGCTGCCGCCAAGCAGTTTGTGCAGGTTCGAATAGTTCATCTGGATAACGTTAAATGTCGGGGCGATGCCGCCGTTACTCTGTGGGATGACCAGCACCGGGGCACCCTGCACCTGTTCGGCCTCGATCTTCGCGGCCTCGGGTTTCTTGCCGCCCAGGTCAAACGAGTTCTTTTCAATATACCCGATTGTGAAATCCTTATACTTTACGGCTCCTATGCCGTACATAAAATTCTTGTTCATCTTTTTTTCAGTTTCATTGTTAATAACATACCGACAAGCAAGCCGGCAACCATTCCCCAAGTAAACACCCGCACCGGGTTCGGAGGACGTTTTTCCTCCGTTTGAACGTCATTTGAAATTTCGTTCTTGGTCTCGCTACGGATGCGCGCCAGCTCTTCTTCATACCATAGCACCAGCTGCTGCAGACTGTCACACGAGGCTTCGGCCACGATGTTCCCGCTGTCGTCGCTGCCTACGGTCAGATTCGCCTGTCCACTCTTCCCGCGATACACCGCCCCTTCAGGAAGTTTACGGAGGCTGTCCGCCGGTATAGTCAGCTTCACCGAACTCGCCGGTACCCCCGCCATCACCAGTCCCGCCCGTCGACTTCCGCTCGCGCTGTCGGCGCTTGCCGTTTCCATCCGGACTTCCCGGTTCATGCTCTTTCGGTGACTCGCGCAACCTGTCAAGCACAGGGCAATCGTCACGATGAGGACAGTTCCCGGCTGTATCAATAGCTTTTCTAAGACGGGCCATCTCACGTGTATTGCGAGCCAGTTCTTTCTTTGTTTCACAAAATTCATCTTTCAGAGGTTTTACAATATTCTCCATCAAAATGCGGGTGGCATGTTCGGCGTTATCTATGCGCATAGCCTCTGCACCGGCCTCGGCCTTCATCGCTTCCGCTTTCGCTTTTCTCACAGTAGCCCGCAAGGAGCCAATGGTCGCCACCGTACCAACCAGGCCGCCGCCAAGGATAATGTTCATAAATTCGCTCAAGTCCATACCACCCGGTTTTATTATTGATTAATACCTATTTCTTTCAACCATTCCTGCACATCGAAACTCGGACAGGCTTTCGCTGCCAGTTCGTTGTGTCCTACAATGCGTACATCAGGAAATTTCCGGTGAAAATCCTTCACATACTTCTCCAGTGCCTTTTTCTGACAGCCAGTGCGGGTGTCTTTCGGGGTCTTACCGTCTTTTTCCACGCCTCCGGCATACACGATGTGACGGCTCACACTGTTATATCCCTTGGCTCCGTTGGTCACTTCCCAAGGGTCCACCTGTGCATCCTCATTGTTTTCTACCAGACGTTCCACGCCTCCGTTCAGGTGGAACAGGTCGGTATAGCCAACCTGCTTCCATCCTCTTCCTCCCTGGGCAACCGGAGATGTATGCCATTTGCGGATGTCCGCAGATGAAACCTCACGTCCCTCCGGAGTTGCCGTACAGTGTATTACCAGATATTTCAACTTTGCCATAATCATCATGCTTGATAGCCGCTCATCATTACCACTCCGGCATCCTCTTTCTTGGGCATGCAGATGAAGTAATGGCGGAAGTTAATCAGGTTACGCTGGTTCAACGGGTCGTTCTTTGACTCGGAATAATACATCTTGGTAGAGCCTGTTGCCTTGAAAACCCGCTGTTTGTAGAAGGCAAACGAACACGGGAATTCACCGGCTTCTGCCGTTGCACCCAATGCCTTTTTCACTCCGGCTGTAGTATAAAGCGGATTGTTGCCGTACTCATAGATTTCAAAGCCGTACAGGTTGCCTACCTTGCCGCTGTTGCGGTCAATGTTGTACTGCTCGCGGAATGCCTGGCTGGTCAGCAGCAGGTCATTCACATGGTCGGGGCAAAGCACCAGTCTGCGGCCGTCTGACGGCACGCGCAGGTTGTCAAGGGCACGCTTCATTTCCACAAGGTCATTCACGGTAAGGCGCAGACGGTTTGTGGCCGGATCTTTCTCGCCGGTAGTCTTAAGCACCGGGGTCGTTGCCGTATTCTTGTTCGCGCAAAGGGCATGGGCCGCCTTGGTGAACTTCGCATCATTGATACTGTTGGCATGACCTTCCTTTACACGGGCGGTCTTGTCATAGCTGATGGCATAAAGTTCGTCATCCGTAATCGGCGTGGCCTTGGTCTGGAATTTGTCAAGCTTGATGGCGATGTCCTTGTCTTCCAAAGCCTGTACGTCAATCGGGTAGGTCTTGTTGTTAATCAGGACGTCCGGATCCACCCCTACCTCTACCAGATGAATCACATCGTTGTTCACGATACTGCTTTGGTCGGGAATTCCTGACAGCCACGTGCCTTCCAGCCCGGCACGGAGTACCTTGACAAGCTCGCCCGTCCAGATTTCCGTATAAACCCCTTCACGGAGTATTGAAGCGCTCTGCGGAGCCATGCCCATGAAGGCTGCCACCGCATTCATTCCCACAGCTCCGGCTGCAGGAGAGAATCCCAGCACGGAAGCACACACGGCACCTGTCAGCGTATTGAACAGGAGTGCCGTCAAAAGCATTACAATTTTTCCCATTGTCTTCATTTTAAAGGTTTTCAAATTTCACAGGTCATTCCATATTCGGCCTTGTACAGACGCTTGTACTCCTCCGGGTTCTGCTCACGCATTTCAAGCAGTGCGTCACTCGGGACATCGCTCAGCTTGGCATAGGTGGACGGCTGTGCCTGCTGCTTGCCACCCTGGTAACTCAGCACGGTGGAGATCTTCACCTGGGGTTGCATGGCATCAAGCACATTCTTCAGCTCGTCGGATCCAACCTTCTTGCCCAGTTCGATAAACTGTGCCTTCTTGTCTTCCCCCAGTCGTTTCTCCGCTACGGCCTTTTCCACAAGACCGGTAATGCGGGCCAGGGTCAGCTTCCCGTTTTCATCTTTCAGAGAGTCATTCTCAGCCTTGGCCGCTTTCAGGTCATTCAATGCCCGGGTTACATCAGCCTCCGTCGCCGTTTCCGGCAGCCCCAATTGAAGGGCCAAAAGTTTCAGTTCCATTTCTTCTTCTGTTTTTTGATTATTGATTGATGGCAAGGGACATTCCCCGTCCCTTCCCAAAGTGATTTGTTTACCGTCTTTCATCAATATGATGGCATCATCGTTAGAACCAACGTCCACCAGAGAGACCTCGTACAGTTTACTCTTGGTCACGGTCGGACAAGTCTGTCCCGGCAGTAGATGTTCGGGCTGTTCGCTCAGTTCCAGGATATCTATGCCGGCACTTACCATTCTCAGGCTGCCGAACTCAAATTGTTTCTTACACCTCTTACTGAGGTCGGTCGCCTCGTCAAACACGGGTTCACCGGTCACCTCGCCGTCTTCCACCCGGATATCCTTCACATAACCGATCACGCTACCGCGCTGGTGCATGTACAGCAGTACCGGATTCCGGCAGTACTGCTCCACACTCATGCCCGATGTCAGCACGCGGCTTCCGTAACTGTTCAGGCTGTCATTTGAAATTCTTACACGTTTACTCATTTTTCCATGCCACGCCTTTGTGCGTTGGCTCTGCAATATTACGGAGCACTCGCAGGGCCGCCAAAAATGTGTGCAACGGTTGCACACTTCTATGAAACCGTTACACATTATTTTGGCGGCAAACCGATAAGCGGACAACTTTGCGAACAAATCGGGCAGGTGTACAGTCATTCCAATACCTGCCGTTCAAACCTATATTCTTTATAATATGACAAAGGCAGAAATCGAAAAGAAGAAATCGCTCGCACGCTCACTATTCCTCTCTGGAATGGAGCAAACGGAAATAGCGGAAAAGGTGGACGTGTCTCGTGTCACCATATCCAAATGGTGTACCTCCGAAGGGTGGAAAGAAGCAAGGGCGGCAAAGAACGTCACCCGGCCGGAACTGGTGAACAAGCTTCTGCTCACCATCGACACGCTTATCACACAAGTGAACTCGTCGGATGACCCCACATTGATAGCCGGGCTGGGCGACAAGCTGGCAAAACTGTCGGCGGTCATCGAGAAGCTCGACAAGAAGGCCAATGTGGTGGATGCCATCGAAGTGTTCATGGCATTTTCCAAATGGATCGAATACCGCTCGACGATCGACCCGGATGTGACCCCGGAATTGGTAAAGGCCATCAACAAGTACCAGGACCTGTACATAACCGAACAGATGGGCATAAAATAACAAGGGCATGGCAACAGCAGCGGAAAAGAAACAGGCATACGAACAGTGGAAAGAACACTGCAAAAGGGTACAGTCCATTACGGATACGGCGCTGCTCGCAGGCGAGACACCGGCACAAAGGGACAGGCGCATTCTGCGGCTGCAGGGTAACTATGCCGCATTCTGCGAATATTACTTTCCCCACTTCCTCACCTTGCGTGACAAGACTACCGGGGAAGCCATACGCACCATTCACAATGCACCGTTCCACAATGCGGCAGCGGCCAAAGTAAGGGGTACGCCCAACCTGAAGGCGGTATTCATGTGGCCGCGCGGTCATGCCAAGTCCACTCACATGGACATCTTCGTCCCATTATGGCTCATGTTCCAACCAAAGCGGCTCATCAATTTCATGGTGGTGGTCGGCAAAAGTGAGGACTCAGCCACACGTCTGCTGGGCGATATTCAGGCGGAACTGGAACACAACCAGCGCATCATTGCCGACTTCGGCAAGCAGCAGGGGAATGCCTCCTGGCAGGATGGGGAGTTCAAGGCTGCCAACGGGGTGAAATTCCTGGCTTGCGGACGCGGACAGTCTCCGCGTGGTCTGCGCGACCGGGAAGCACGCCCGGACTACATCGTCATCGATGACTTGGATGACGACGAACTGTGCCGCAATGAGAAACGGGTGCATGACATTACAGACTGGGTGAAAGAAGCCCTTTTCGGTGCACTGGATGTGGGCCGGGGACGCTTTATCATGGTCGGGAACCTCATTTCTAAAAACTCGGTGCTGGCCAATCTCACCAAGACAAAAGGGGTACATGTATCCGTCATCAAGGCAATAGACAAGAACGGAGAACCGGTATGGCGCGAAAAATGGACGAAAGAGGAGGCGCAGGAATACAGGGATTTCGTAGGCTACCGGGCATGGGAAAAGGAGATGATGCACAACCCCATCGTGGACGGCACTATCTTCCGGGCAGACTGGATTCGTTACAAGAAACTGCCCAGACTGTCCAAGTATGAAATGCTGGTCTGCTATACCGACCCCTCTTTCAAATCGACCACTTCAAACGACTACAAGGCTTGCCGCCTTTGGGGCAAGATTGGGAAGGAACTGCACCTTATAGACTGTTACGTCCGGCAGGATACCGTTTCCGGAATGGTACGGTGGCTTTACGACCTCTACGAGCGTACACGCGATACGGCAGCCGTCCAGTTCTTTATGGAAGCGAACTTCATGCAGGATGTCATTCTGGATGAGTTTGAGGCAGAAGGAAATCTGCGTGGATACCAACTGCCCATCATGCCGGACAAACGAAAGAAGCCGGACAAGCTCCAGCGCATCGAAGCGGTGTCACCATTATGGGAACGCGGTTTCGTATTCTACAATGAGAAGTTGAAAGAATCGCCGGATATGCAGACCGGAATCGAACAGACCTTGGCTCTGGAGCGTGGCAGCCGTATTCACGATGATGCACCGGATGCCGACGAGGGAGCCATCTGGATGCTGCAGCGCAATTCAAGACAGGAGAGTTTTCAACCGGTGTTCGGCAAAAGGCCGACCGCCAAAAATATATGGTAACATGATACAACTGATTAAAAGAATGATTTTTGCATGGCGCTATAAACGTGCCGTTGCCCGTGCTTGCAAGTATGCCAAGCTCTACGGAAGAAAATACTACGTCCTGTATATGGGCGGCAAACTGAAAGTTGTCCCCAAAAGGAATATCTGCGAACTGATTCACCGCCACCGTTTCCGCAAGGGAACCACTATCCGGGATATAGAAAAAATGGCATTATTCATCACTAAATAATAAGGTCATGTTCATTACAGAAGAAGATTACAAAGTTGTCATCGGCGACAACGCATTGAAGGTCATCTCCCAGGTAAGCCCGGAAAACCGTACCAATGCAGAAGCGGAAGCCCGGGAAGAAATTGCCGGTTATCTACGGCCGAAATACGACTGTACGGCCATTTTCTCTGCACAGGATGAACACCGGAACCGGCTCATTGTCATGTACACCTGCGACATTTCACTTTACCACATGAGTGCAGCCATGCCGCAAAAGATGGGAAGCGAGATACGCAAGGAACGATATGAACGGGCCATCAAGTGGCTTGAAGGCGTACAGGCCGGAAAAATTGTCCCTGATTTGCCCTTGGCTGTTGGAGAAGATGGGCTTCCGTCCGGAAATTCACTTGTTTACAGCTGTCAGAAGCAGCTTCATCATAACTGGTAGGACTATGGATATTAAAGACTTTTTCAGCGGTATGTTTTCCAGTAAACCGAAAAACGTACTGCAAACGCCATACGGCAATTTTAATCTGGCCAAGGGGAAAGACATCAAGCGGGTGCAGAAAATGGTCATCGACCTGCAGCGCACCACCGATGCACTCACCCGGAAGGACATCAAGAACTGGCGCGATGCCTGGCAGTATGCCATCAATGTGGACAGCCCCAGCCGCCAGCGCCTGTACGACATCTACCGGGACGCGGAAATAGACCTTCACCTCTCCGGGTGTGTGGAGCAGCGCAGAGGTTTTGTCATGGCACGTTCATTCAAACTCGTGGATATGAAAGGGGATGAGAACGAGGAAGCGGTTCATTTCTTTGACCAGTCCTGGTTCAAGCAGCTCATGCGCTATGCCCTTGATTCAATCTACTGGGGGCATTCGCTCATCGAATTGGGCGACCTTTGCACTGACGGTGACGGCTGCATCTGTTATTCGGATGTGAAGCTTATTCCGCGCAAGCATGTCATTCCTGAGTACGGACGTGTCATTACCGACCTCGGGCAGGACTGGACTACAGGTATAGACTACCGCCAGCCGCCTTTTTCGGACTGGCTCATTGAAGCAGGCAGGCCCGACGACCTCGGGCTGTATCTCAAGGCTGCTTCACAGACTATCCCCAAAAAGAACATGCTGGCCTTTTGGGACACCTTCGGGGAAATATTCGGAATGCCCATGCGTATAGCACGCACCACTTCGCGCGATCAGAAAGAGATTGACCGTCTCGACAAGATGCTGCGTGAAGCCGGAACCGCCCTCTCCATGGTGGCAGGAATGGAAACCGAAATCGAGTTTGTGGAAAGCGGCAAGGGAGATGCATTCAATGTCTATGACAAGCGCATCGATCGGGCCAACTCCGAACTGTCAAAGCTTATCATCGGGCAGACGATGACCATTGAGGACGGAAGCAGTCTCTCACAGTCTGAAACGCACCTGGAAGTGTTCCAGAACCTCGTGGAAAGCGACTGTGATATGCTTCGGGATATAGTGAACAACCTGCTCATTCCGCGAATGGTGCGCCACGGATTCCCTGTCAAAGGGCTGCGCTTTGATTGGGACTACTCCATTGACTACACGCCCGAACAGCAGAAAGCCTACGAAGAAATGGTACTGCAGCACTACAAGGTGAAGCCACAGTACTTTGAGGAAAAATACGGCATTCCGTGCGAGGAGAAGGAACCGAAGGAAGAGCCGGACCTGGCAGATCCGAAAAAGAAGAAAGACGGCAAACAGGCTGGAACGCTGTCCCGTTTTTTCGACTGAGCCCCGAGGATTATTCGGGGCTGCATCTACGCTACAGTTCATTGCTTGGCAATCATACCCTCCAACTCTCAAAAGAGGACGAGGCAAAATTGATGCGTGACAAGCTTACAGAGATGTTCGACCGCATGATGAAAGCCCTGTTCCGGGAGCAGGGGGCAAACCTTGAAATCAACATACTGGCTTCAGAAGAGGCGCAGGACTTTATAGAGACGCACGCCTCCGTCCTGGACTCTTCATTCCGGCAGGTGGAGATGTCCGAGGCCATGCGAGGGCGCCTGCAGAGGTCGGATTATATATTCTCAGGCCTGAAGACGTTCCATGAACTGAACGAAGCCTTCCCCTCCCTGCTGGATGAGAACGGCAATCGAAAAACGTTCGAACGCTTTTTGAACGATGTCCGGAAGATAGACGAAACTTATAATCGGGGCTACCTCCGGGCAGAGTACAACTTTGTGCAGGCTTCGGCGACTATGGCCGCCAAGTGGGAACGGTTCGCAGAAGACGGGGACCGCTACAACCTCCAGTACCGGACGGCCGGGGATGGCAAGGTTCGCCCGGAACATGCCGAACTGCATGGGGTAACACGACCTATGGCAGACCCCTTTTGGGAAGAGTATTTCCCGCCAAATGGATGGAACTGCAGGTGCACCGTAGTCCAGGTACGAAAATCCAAATATCCGGAAACGCCCTACGATGAGGCAATGGCATTGGGCGAGTCAGCCCTTCAAAGGGACACCAAAGGCATCTTCCGGTTCAACCCGGGAAAAGAACAGAAGACCATGCCGGATTACAACCCATACACCATCAAAAGGTGCAGGGATTGTGATATAGCCAAAGGGAAACTTAAACTGGCCTTCGTTCCGGACAACGAGCTGTGCGCCGCCTGCAAAATACTGCAAAAATGCGCCGGAGACCGGGAAAAGTCCGCACGAGCTATCGAACGTATCCATTATCTGCATGAAATGGAGCCTCTACTTCAAAAGAAAGTGGAAAAGAACATAAATGGCAAGGACTTGAATATCGGCTTTACCAAAGAGGGCAACAAGCACTTGTTCTCCGACACATTCGGACGGACACGCATCGTTTCCAAGGAGGACTTGAAGAACCTGGATTCACACCTTGAACGTGCCGAATATGTGGATGATTCCGCATTGACTCACCCAAGGACGGACAATGTGGAACACTTCTTCTACTTCAAAGTTAAAATCAATGGAAAATGGGTAAGGCTTAATGTTGCCAAAGAAGTAACAAGAAGGGATAACGGTTATATCCGCATAAAATACTTTTTATACTCAGTAAATGATATAATAGTAGAATAAAAAAAACAAAAGCACCAAGGGCGACACTTTGGACTAAAACGCCTGCTCGTCATTCCCTCAATGCTTCTGTGTTTGCAAATATACAAAACATTTTTTAATCCAATTGCTTATGAACAAGATTCTTTCATTTTTGAAACAAAGTAACCGCTACAAACACCTGGTAGGCGGTTTTATCGTGGGGCTGCCAGCCCTGACACCGTACGCGGCCTTATACGCAGCCGCCATCGCAGCCTCCTCGCTGGAGCTCAAAGACAAGCTCCGGGGCGGTCGTTGGGACTGGACGGACTGGACACTCACCGTGACCGGAGGAGCAATCGCCGCATTGATTTTCCTCGTTATCTAACAAGGGGACTGGCTTTTATCCGTACCTTTGCACCCCGGTGGAGCTTCCTGATAGTCCGTGTGGTCTATCGCGGGTACAACAATGCGAATGCGAATGGCGGCGTGTCGAATGCGAATGCGAATAACGATGCATCGAACTCGAACACGAATGTCGGCTCCCGTCTGGAAATCTAACAATCGGCGTACAACACCGGGGACGTGTCCCCTACCGTGGTGCCGAGGGAAGCAAGCCACAGCAAAAGCGCACAGGTGCGGAAAGCTGAAAAATCACGCGTCGGGTGGAGTTTGGTAGGCTCAAGTCAGCTCGAAGAAGTCAGACCCGGGGAAAGGAAGGCCCTTATCTTCCGTTTGTAAAACAATCAAAAAAAACAATGCTATAATGCACAGGCAAGGATATATAGTGGAAGAGATTGCCGATTATTCCAATATGGCGGAATCATTCGACCAGGTCCTCCGTGGCTCCAAACGAAAAAAAAGCCGCCAGGGACGTTACCTGCTTGCGCACAGGGAAGAGGTGCTTCAGGAACTTACCGGAAAAATCAAGACAGGTACATTCACCGTCAAGGATTACCGGGAGAGGGAAATCGTGGAGGGTGGAAAAATGCGACGTATCCAGATACTCACCATGAAGGACCGCATCGCCGTCCACGCAATCATGGCCGTAGTGGACAGGCACCTGAAGAAACGGTTCATCCGTACCACCTCAGCCAGCATCAAGAATCGCGGCATGCACGACCTCATGGAGTACATACGCCGCGACATGAAAGAAGACCCGGAAGGAACACGCTACTGCTACAAATTCGACATCTCCAAGTTCTATGAGAGCGTGGGGCAGGATTTCGTAATGTATTGCGTCCGGAGGGTATTCAAAGACAAGAAACTCATCGCCATGCTTGACAACTTCGTAAGGCTCATGCCGCAAGGAATCAGCATCGGGCTGAGGTCGTCGCAAGGGTTGGGCAACCTGCTCCTGTCTGTTTTTTTAGACCATTATTTGAAGGACAAGTACGGCGTCCGCCATTTCTACCGCTATTGCGATGACGGCGTGGTACTCGGTGACGCGAAATCAGAATTGTGGAAGATTCGTGATGCCGTCCACTTCCAGGTCGCACAAATCGGGCTTACCGTAAAGCCTGATGAACGTGTATTCCCGGTGGACGAGGGCATAGACTTCTTGGGATATGTCATATACCCCGACCATGTGCGCCTACGCAAGCGCATCAAACAGAAGTTCGCCCGAAAAATGCACGAGGTCAAATCGAGGAAAAGAAGGCGTGAACTGGTCGCTTCCTTCTATGGGATGGCCAAGCACGCCGACTGCAATATGTTGTTTAATAAATTAACAGGCAAAAAAATGAGATCATTTAAAGACTTGAACGTTTCCTACAAGCCGGAAGACGGCAAGAAACGTTTTCCCGGCTCCGTGGTAAGCATCCGGGAATTAGTGAACTTACCCATCATCGTGAAGGACTTCGAGACCGGCATCCGCACCGAACAGGGCGAAGACCGCTGTATCGTAGCCATCGAGATGAATGGCGAGGCCAAGAAGTTCTTCACCAACTCGGAAGAGATGAAGAACATCCTCGCGCAAGTGAGTGAAATGCCGGACGGATTTCCGTTTGAGACCATCATCCGGACGGAAACTTTCGGCAAAGGTAGAACCAAGTATGTATTCAGCTGATGAAAAAAGTGGAAGGAAACATCGGGGTACGGTTGCTTGAATGCATAAACCCCATTAAAAACAAATGGCGTGTCCGATGGGACGTGCAGCCGGGAGAGAACGGATCGGCCACCTACATGGAAGAGGAGTTCGACCATCGACCCACCGAAGACGAGATACGCTCCACGGTCATAACATGGCACAACCGGGAAACCGACAAGGATATCCTATCAGGTTTCACCTACGAGAATGTCCCGGTATGGTTGTCAAGCGAGAACCAGTTCAACTACAAGGCAGCCTACGACCTTGCCGTGCAAACAGCAGGGGCGACTCTTCCGGTCGTGTTCAAATTCGGGACGGACACCGAACCGGTCTATCGCGAGTTTGCTACACTGGAAGACCTGACAGACTTCTATACGAAAGCCATGCAGCATATCCAAAACACGCTGGCCGACGGATGGAAAAAGAAAGATGTATTTGATTTGTCGCTATATGCGGTAGATTAAAAAAAGCCTTCGGGGGTAAGGCTGTAAAAAAAGCCCCCGGCCTGTTAAAACAGTCGTCTCACTTACTATTAAACACAACGCACCCAAATGGAGCGCGGCCGGGGGCAATGCCCTCATGCCACCCCATTTGGGTGTTTTCGTTGTTGTTTAATAAGTGAGACAGTGCAAAAGTACTAATTTTTGTTGAATATGAAAGTAATTGAGATACTGAAATTGAATAAAGGAATGCTGAAAACATGCCGGAAAGTGGGAATCCGGATGGAAGACGTACAGTATATCGAACTATACAATGACTACAACAGGCTGTTGGACGAAGGCGAAAAGGTTTCCTACATCGTGGCAGTACTGGCCGAACGTTATAATGTTTGCGAGCGAAAGGTATACACGCTCATCAAACGGCTGCAAAGCGACTGTAACCCGTTTGCAGTGTAATGGGACAGCCTCCCCATTGAAGAGGGATAACAGCGCGGTACCTTTGCAGGGTATCAAAACGACACACCATGAACAAGTATTATCAAATCCTGAAAAAGGTACTTGCCGACGGCAAGACACAAAAAGGCAGAAAAGGCGAAAGCCGTTACCTACTGAACGAGACGGTAACGCTGTCCCCTGCGGAACTGCTCGATATTTTCGAGGGACACAATATCGCACGGAAAAAGCTCAGAAGCGAACTGTCGCTCTTCATGAGCGGGGAAAGACAGGTTGAGAAATACCGGGAAGCCGGGATAAACTGGTGGGACTACTGCGGCTCCATCCTCGTGAACTCCTACCCTACCTATTTCGAGAAGCTGCCACCTCTGATTGGCAAAATCAACCGGGAAAAACGAAGCAGCAAGAACTACGTGCTGTTCCTCGGTTCGACCGGCACGGAAAGCAACCAGGCACCATGCCTCAGCCTCGTACAGTTCCAGATCGAACAAGGCGAACTGGTCCTGACGGCCTACCAGCGTAGCTCGGACGCCAACCTCGGATTACCGGCGGACATCTATCACCTGTACCTTATATCCCGGCAAATAGAACTACCCCTGAAATCCATCACAATCAACCTCGGCAACGTGCATATTTACGAGAACAACGTCACACGCACACAAGAACTGCTTGCCGGAAATCCTAACGTAAAATTCGAATTGAACGTATGAAAAAGACGTATCTGTCAGCCCCGCTGCCATTCGTGGGCCAAAAGCGCATGTTCGCACGCAAGTTTATGAAAGTATTGGAACAATATCCGGAAAGCACGGTATTCGTTGACCTTTTCGGCGGTTCCGGCCTGTTATCACACATCACCAAACGATGCAAGCCGGAAGCCACGGTCATATACAACGATTTCGACAATTACCACAAGCGGTTGGAAAACATCCCAAGGACAAACCGGCTGATCGCCGACCTGCGTGCCATGGTAGGGAATTCCGTTCCACGGCACAAGACCATAACCGGAGAACTGCGTGAGCGCATCTTCAGCCGTATCCTCCAGGAGGAGCACGAGACCGGTTACGTGGACTTCATCACCCTGTCCTCCTCTTTGATGTTCTCCATGAAATATAAACTGAACGTACCGGAGATGCGGAAGGAAGCCCTTTATAACAACATCCGGAAAGCGGACTATCCGGAGTGCACGGATTATCTGGAGGGGCTGGAAATCGTCTCCTGCGATTACAAGGAGCTGTTCAACCGGTACAAAGACACGCCGGGCGTGGTGTTCCTGGTGGACCCGCCGTACCTTTCCACCGACGTGGGTACTTACAATATGAGTTGGCGTATGTCGGATTACCTCGACGTGCTGAACGTGCTATCCGGGCATCCGTTCGTCTATTTCACCTCAAACAAATCCTCCATCCTGGAGCTGTGCGAATGGATCGGGAAAAACAAAAACATCGGCAACCCGTTCGAGGGATGTACCCGGATGGAGTTCAACGCCCACATAAACTACAGCTCATCCTACACGGACATGATGCTGTTCAAAAAAGAGGCTGTCTGACGGCGTTTCTTTGCCCCCTGTTGAAATAGAAAGCCTCCGGCGGTAATTTGTCCGCCGGAGGCTTTACTGTCCGAACATGGCCGTTTATCGAAGCCGTTTGAAGGCCACGCACGAATACACCTCGATATTTTCCACGATCTCCTCGTGGTTGTGGTTCGTCTGGCTCTCCACAAGGTCAAATGCCATGAAAGTATCGCCATCCATGCACGAGAGCCGCTCATGTATCAGTTCCGGCAGGTCAAACACCTCCAACGCCTCTTCCTTGAACGGACTGCCCTCGTTGGCTGCACCGGCCCAGTCCGTCACGATATGCAGTTTCACTTCCGGTTCGGCCCGATATTCCACCCCGTCCACAATCGCGTTCCAGCGTATCGGGCAGAACTCCACGAACACGGCAGGGCGTTCCCAATTCTCCTCCTGCTCGATAAACTCCACATTGTGGTTCCACAGGTCGATGTGTTTTATCAAGCCTCCGCCCACCTCCTTCAGCTCCTTGCAGAGCATATTATAAAGTTCCTTTCTCATTTCCGTCTTATGTCAAATTCAACATTGAAATATTCCGTTATATTTTCCTCTATGATTTCACGGACAGCCTTCTCCACTTCGGGAGAAACCCCCAAGAAACGCCTTCGGGGAATCTTGATCATGCTGCCCTCCTTTTTCAAGGCCATGAACTTCCAGAACTCCGCCTCGCCGGTCAGCTGCACGGTACGTTTGTCCTTGCGTTTCTCTCCATTCTTCCTGCGTCCGAAAGAACCGGTCGCCTCGTAGTATTTATGCCAAAAGTAACGCTTCATCTTTTTTGTCACCCTTATCTCCCCGCCGTCATTGTGAATGGCCGCATACGAAAGGTCGGTGTAAAACGTGATGCTGTTCTCCGTGGTCCGGCTGGAAACGCTCCGCCTGAGCCGGCCGGTATCTATCAAAATAGAACCTCCGGGACGTGTCGGGCTTTTACGCCGCTGCCATGCCTCGGAGAAAAAAGCCTGACGCTCAAAATTACGGTCGAACTCATCTGTCATCTCCACCCGGATATCCTGCAGGATCCGGGCGATTATCTTCTGCACGTCCTTGTTCATAGTCATCGTCATTAAAGAGTAAAAGCTGGCGGGTCTCCTCGTCAGCTATCTTCTTGCTCGCATCCGCGCTCGCGTTGAGTATATTGTAGAATGTACGTTCGGTAACGGCATATACAGGATATACGTACCGCCGCCAGATCTCGCGGTTCGGTACACCGCGTTTGGCATATTGGTCGTATATCCTGTTTATCTCCTCCACACGTTTCTCATAACTTACTCCGCGTCGCTTTGCCATCGCTTACTCCTTCTTTGGATTATATGGTTGAATATCCAGTTCCATCTTCGCGCTCACTATCACCCGGCCGCTGCCGCCACACTGGGGACAAGACTCCTCGGTAATATTCACTTTCTTTTTTCTGAAAATCCGGGAAGGAAGTTCGGTCGTTCTCTGTATGACACCCGTGCCGTGACAAGCACGGCACAGGGCTACTTTTGGGGTCTTCTCTACGTTATGTTTCATGCGGCATCCTCCTTTTTCGGTTCAACATAGAATGTCTCGTCCTGGGCCACCTGTATGCCACACTTGGCCATCTGCGGAGCCATCTCTTCGGTGTCACGGTCCGCAAGCAGCTTGTCCTTGGCAATCTCCTCCGTCTGGCGCACGTAACCGGGAAGAAACTCCTTGACAAGCTGCAACGCACTCGCCCACGTGAAGCCTTTCAAGGTTTTCAACTTTGGCGTTCCGGTACGGAAACCGATAACGCCGTGCGCCATCTCAAGGCTCTTTTTCTTGGAGAACAATTCTGCCTGGTTCTCGGTGGCATAGGCCTGCAAGGTGTCGAACGCCTTTTCCTTCTCTCCTTCCAGCTCTGCCAGTTTGTTAGCGTACTTCTCACGGATCTTCGCGCACTGAAGCTCGATGTCCGCCGTAATCTTCGCACTCTGCGCATCTGCCTTCGCATAATTTGCAAACGCTTCGTCGGCGGCCTCCCTGGTCACGCCGGTAATGATCACTTTCTTTTCTCTTTTTGCCATTGTAACAAATTTTGATGGTTAATCACTGATTATTTTCTCATCCTTCAAAAGCAAGGCAAACGCCCTGTCTCTTTCAGCCTTTGTCTCAAACTTCTTATACGTCTTCCAACTTCCATTCCGGCCTGTACAAAACTTAATCCTCGGGGAAGGATAATCGTCCTTACGGATTATCTGGAAACCGGCATTAACCAGCTTGTTCTGATCGTCAATTCCCATACTAATCCTCCTCGCTATAATCTGGCGTTTCCAACTCGCTTTCCAACAGGGCTTCCTCATATTTCTCATAAGACCACTCGTTCAGCCTGTTGAAAAACTCTTCCCGATCATCCCGGTCCATTTCCGGGAACACGTCAAGTATCTGGTTCTTGACATTCTCAAGCAGTTCATTAAATCTCTTATCCATATCCGTCAATTTTTAGGGGCTTTGGTGTCTATGAACATATAGGTCACCGCCGCCGGTTGTTTTACTTCCTCTTTCTTTTTTTCCTTGAGCCCGCCCTTGCGCCGGATAGAGCGCAGCTTTACAGCCAGTTGTTCCAGTTCGTCCGAAGAGATTTGACTGAACGCCTTTCCCGCAATCCGGGGATTCCGGCAGAAGTCATTGACACGCGCCCAGTCCGAAGTGTCGATTCCCATCTTTTGCATGAGTCTCAAACACACGCTGCGCCAATATTTAAGCTCCTCCCTCATCCTCTGACGACGCTCGTCCACACCGGCCAATTTCTCCAATCCCTCACAACAGGTCTTATATTCAAGCCTCGTCATTTCACGAAGACTGTCTGTCCGGTTCCATGTATACTGCAACACGATGGACTTCTTGAACTCTTCACGGTCTCCGTTGAACGGCAGCTTGTTGAACAAAGCGTAAAACCGGGCGAAATTGGTTACTTCCTGTGCCATATCATTTGCCATTAAGAATCATTTCACATTCCGTTGATTTGGTACTGACACGATAAATTATCTTATCCGGTTTCACTGATTTACCTTTGTATTCAGCCTCGATTTGTCCGGCATATATCTTTTTGAACTCATCACCCATTTTAGAAAGTATTTCCTTATTGTACTCCCCGCAAAATCCTATGCGTGAGGAGTGGGTTTCACGAATTATTCCTCTATATACCGTAGCGGTCAACGTTATCACCACGACACCGGTTTCCATTTTTATTTTTCCCATATCGGCCATTTTTACTCAAATAATACTTTAATGCCGCATGAACTCGCCACATCAAGCTCCAGCTTCGCGCCTTTGCTCAGTTCCCAGTCCTTCAGCATATAGATATACTCACAATCCAAAAGCAGGGCTATATCCGCCCGCATGTGTTCTCTCCAATGAGCCTCATCCGGCAGTCCGTTCTTAAAAGGATTGACCGGGGAAAAGCCCATATTTCTCAAATTCTGTTCCGCATTGGCAAACACACCCTTGCGCTCGTCAATGTTGTAGTGGGCTATTGCCCCGCTGATGTAAACCTTGTCTTTTTCCATCGTTTCTTTTTTTAGTTGTTTGCTTCTTTTGAATCTTTCCGGCAGTACTATCGTCCAGTTGCAGTTCCGACAACACTCGCCCTCCTGTCTCACGGGAACGGGGCTATTGCCCGGTTCCGTAAATCTCCTGCCACAAATGCAGCAGATCTTCGTCTCACTTTTTTCCATATCGTCACACTATTTCAAATTGCACCTTAAAATCATATTCCTTGCAAAGCCGCCGTATCTGGACCACAGTCAAAGGGTTGCTACCGTAGGGGCAAAATATCACCCGTTCCTTGGTAGAGCACCGAAAGCCTTTCCGACGCAATTTATACAGGAGATTCTTGCGTCTCATCTTCAGCTTGTCCATAATTACAAGTTATTACTCGTTTGAATAATCCCTTCTTCCCATACCGCGTAATAACTGCCGGCCTCACCGATGGCACGGCCTTGACAATACGCCTTATAACCAACCACCCTGATCTTCATGTCACAGATATAACGCAAACGGATCGCACCGCCTCCCATCGGCAGGCTCTTCTTTTCCTGGCTGATCCAGATGAAGCACTTTTTCGGAAAACGCTTCATCAAGGCTACCGCATCCGGATACTCCCATTCCGACACCTGATACGAATCCACGATGATAAACTTCGGGGATTTCGGCTTCTTCAATCGGTCTATCAGTTCCTCATAGGTCTCGTCCACAACCACACGGAACTTACCTTGCACCTCGTTCATCTTCAGATATTCCATACGGCGTTGGAATGTCTGGTTCACGCCCTCTTCATAACTCAAGTACAACACAAGGCCGTATTTGCACAGTTCCTTGCCAAGCTGCATCACAAAGCTGCTCTTCCCGCTGGCACTGGCACCGCTGATGAACCAGGAGGCATTCTCCGCAGGGAACCCGAAAGGCTTGTTCCATTTCTCACCCCACGGCAACGTCACCCATTTCTTGGCGGCTATGTCTTTCGGACTATATGCTCGTTTCATGACTCTTTTTCTATTGATTCAATCCTATATTTCAGAAACCCTTTGATGATATGCGGAGGATGGTGTATCGGGCAGAATTGCCCTACGTGAAGCCCCCAATACGGGACATAAGCATCTTTCCATATTTCATTTTGAAATGGTCCAGCTTCCTCCACAATACCACCTTCATTTACTTTGAGCCATAACAGGTCTTGGCCTTTGTCCTCTAAAACTATCTTAACCATTGCCTATGCCATTTTAAGTTTCTCTATCTCGGTATATACTCGCCTCAGACCTCCACGTGTCTTGCGTACAATCTGCGCTATATCCGCACCTGCCGGGGCATTTACTTTAGCCACCGTCCGAGCTTGGGCATTCAAAAACGCCTCACGCTCCTTGCCGTCATCAGGTGTCACCTTGCTGTAACGGTCTCCATAACGGCTCAACATCTCGGTATAGCCCACTTTCTTACATTCTATCGAACGGTTGATCTTTTCTTTCAAACCATCCGCACCCATCATATACCAGGCACAACTGCGTTCGGTGGCATTCCACAAAGCCTTCAGCTCAAGGAACGCCTCATACTGCAAATCCCCGGCCTCGTCCAAAATAATAAGCGGATTCTCAATGGAACGGAGGTAATAAGTCAAATCTTCGTATACATCGCTATATTTACCTTTGGCATCCACTCCGAACTCCGCAGCTATCTTACGCACCAGCTTCAGCTTGGTCTTCACCTGCGAGCAGTCGATATACACGGCATTCTTGTGGTTCTGCACATAATACCTTGCGGTAAAAGTCTTTCCGATGTTTGGAATGTCGCATAGGATAGCCGACAGGCTCGACTGCTGGGAGAACTCCAGCTGGGCGGTTATATACTCGAACGTGGCGGTCTTGGCAACCTTCCACTCCATATCGGCACGGAGGCCCACACCCAAACGACGGGCTATACTTATCCAATTGGCATCACTAAGGGCTTTATCCGTCTGTCCGTTCTTAATGGCACTGTACACCGATGTGCTGATGCCAAGGGAGGCGGCATGTTTCGCGTCACTCGGATAGTTCGCACGGTTGGCAGCTATCGCTCCCAAAATCTTCTGTTTTTGCGCTTCTGTAATCATAATTCAAACGCTGTTATAATGTTATTCTAATCGTATTCTTACATATCTCCAATAGCCATTGCCGCCATATTGGTCGGCTGCCATTCGTAAGCTTCATCGGGTTCTTCAGGAACAGGTGCCGTAGGTAATACAAGGCTTTCCGTTTCCTCATCTTCTTCCTCACGTTGGACCGGTGCCACACCTACCTGACCGATAGCGTTATCACGTACCCATTTGTCAAAGTGACTCATTATCTTTGCCTGTTCCGTATAAGCTGCCTTATCTTCTTCGGTCTGTTCCGCCATTACACGGCTATAAGTCACAACCGGGCGCACCTTGTCGATATAGCGGTCATTCTGATACAGGAACACATCAGTCGGTTTGCCTTCCTCATCCGGCAAATAGAAAGCCGTCACCTTGCGGTTATTAGGCTCCAACTTCTCAAGAACCTCCGGACCGCTCAGCCACCAGTCAGCGTACGCCACACGTACCGTACTGTTCCGTCTCACGCTTGTTTCCACCCTCTCGCCGATATAACGGCTCAGGGTCAGTTTGTCAAGCGGGCGCAGAGTCGGGTTGATCCTCGCCACAAGCACATCCCAGCGGGTCATGCCCGGATATTTCTTCTGGTTGGGGTGCAGCGTGTTGTTCCATTCAGCACAATCCCTGCGGTCATCTGCCACAAGTTCCTCAAACGTATAATATTTCCTATCCTCGTAGGTATGGTTCCCACTGTCGCTGATTTTCTTCTGATCCACACGCCGTGCCCCTTTACCGTACCAACGACCCACCCCTTCATGGTTCTTATGGGCGATGGTAGTCTTGAACGCGCCGTTCAACGGCTCAGCATATTTGTCCTGAGAGTTCAACGGTGCACAAAAACGCACAAACTTGAACACCTCACCGGCTTTCAGGAAGCCCTCCTTGTACTTGCTCATCAAATGCTGCTCCACCTCGATACCGGCAGGCATCCCCCATCCGTTACGCTCAATCAGGCGGAACATATCCCGGAAACAGGCAACCACAAGGGCTTCGTCTTTATCACGGCCGTAAGCAAGCCCCACACGGCACTGGCTCACCACATCGTAGGCATAATAAGCATGTACGTATTCACCACCCTTCATGCGACGCGGAAGATCCACGTCATCCATCGTAATCTGAGACAAGGAGAACTCTCCACTGTGGCGGTGCATATGTGGCATTTGCTCGTGGTAGAATTCCGACCACCCACGACGATTTTTCTCTATGAGTACCTGGTTGGCCGGCTTGTTCAAGATGTTGCGAATGGTACTTTCGCTCAGTTCTTTCGGATCACCGTTCTTATCCGTAAAATCGTTATGGTTGAATATTTCCCCGGTTTCCAAATCCCATACCTCCAACTCACCGCACACAAAGGAGATATACATCTCGTGTACGTCACTGCCATAAGGCTGGTTCGGCAGCACCGTGATGCTCAGCACGAGACGCTCGGTCTTGTAATCCACTTTCCTCGCGCACTGGTTACCGAACTTTCCACTGATAAGGCACTCATAACCGTACTGCTTGTACTCGTTCACCTTCTTTCGGAAACGCAAGGTACTCGCCGGCAGATCATGCCCGAACTCTTCGCGCAGCGTCTCAATGGTAGTAGCCATCATGCTCCAATCATACTTCTCTCCCATTAACTTTCGATAATCACGACTACGATTGTACAACTTGATACAAGTATTCAGCACTGAAGCATTTATCGCATACTTTCTGGCAAGCTCATCAGAAGCCTTATCGCTGGACTGCCGGGCAGCCCAATCCATAAAGAAAGCGACGGCAGCCTGATCAAGCTCGTAATTCGATATTATCCAGCCACGCAAAAGAATAACGGCACCACCAGGATGTTTTTCATTTACTTGATCTTGATATTCTGTTGGAAGGCTATCGACAACAACCAAAGCGTAATTTCCCTTTCCACCACCGGAGCGAGCCATCTTCAGCCTGTTGCGTGCAGCAAGTTGACGGCAGTAATCCTGTGTCAAAATACCGTCAGCCTCAAGCTCACGTACCGATATGCAAAGTTTGTTATCGAAAAATTCCATACTCACACCTCCTTATTTCAATGCGGCCGCAAAATTTTGGATGCTGTTTATATTGGAAAATGTCACATTATCATAATGTCTCACCTCTTCCCCTTTATAAGTCACCACACCCGTGCTGTCGTTTTTACTGATCTCCAACAACGCGCCATTCGGAAAATATTGGCGTATCACGTTATCATGGTCGTGTAGTGTCTCCATAACCGGAGCCACCGCCATAACAATACCACCACGCTCACGGGCGGCCTTCTGGATCCTACGGATGGTATCCGTATCCTGTTCAAAACGCAGGGCTTTCCAAACTGTCACGCTGCTTACATTGAAAGCCTTGGCCAAAAACTGACGATCCTCACTTGTTACATGAATATACTTCTTCATATTCCACTTATTTATAATACATTTTAACACCTTTGTAGAGTACAGGGAATCGAACCCTGACGCAAACAACCAGTACCCCATGTGTCTTTCCACACCGCCACCCGTCTCTTAATGCCGCACGGGTTGTCAGCCATGTTATTTCAGATTTTCCTTTATGTATTCCTTATCTTCTTTCCACAAGGGCAAATCCATCTCCAGTTTCATGCGTGTCACTTTCTTTTGTCCGACAAGTTTCACCGCCTGTTTATAGAAGTCCGTATCCTCGTAGGCACACGCTTTGCCAATTAGAAATTCTGCCACCTCCTCGATGAGTGCCTGCTTTTGCTTATCCTGCAACTCAAAATTTACAGCTCTCGCATGAACATCACGCAGCACACTGCTGCCTCCGTGCTTCTTAAAATCCTTGCAGAACTCGTCCTTATCCATTGAGGTGTTCATATATACTGCATGGATGTAATCAAACTCTTCTGATGTGGGAACAACGCCTGCCCGTTCCATAAATTCCTTCTGTGTCATAATCTCACTTTTTTTATTGTTATTACTCTGCGTTTTCAACCTTGAAAGAAAAGCCCTGATCTGTCAGCACCCGATTTACAAAATCCAAATCGTGTTTATCAACCGGGAAAAATACAGCTTGACAATCCACACTGGGATAAGACTTGATAGCAGTCTTCGTTGTCACTTTCTTAACCAATCCATAAAGAAGTCCGGCTGTTTCAACCGTTGCTTGCGCTATAATTACTTTCGCTTTCATTTTCTCACTTATTTAAATTCGTTTATAATCGGTTTCAAACTCACGCCGTAGCAGCTCATCAAGCGCCGGATAAGATCCTTTACATAAAAATCGGGAGCAGAAAACACAATCCCGGTCTCTTCAGTGTATCTGAAACTGATACCGTCCATCATCAACACGTAAGCGACTTTGTGCTTCACGCTTTGTGTCTGCCATTCTTTGATTTCTTCGTTCATATTCTTTAAGTGCTAAAATTCGTTATTCTCGACCCTTTTCTGTATCTTTGGCCGCTCGTTAATTTTTTAACTCGTGACAAAGATAGTGATTTCTCACGAATAACAAAAGAAATATCGTGATTATTTTCGATTAAAACGTGATTTATGACGAAATACGCAACAATACATGAAAGAATAAAGCATTTAGTAGATGCCTATGCAGATGGCAAGAATACTATATTTGCCACAAAACTTGGTGTTAGCGAGGCTAACATCAGAGGATATATCAAAGGGGTTATCCCCAAAGCAGACATCTTAGAGAAAATCGTGATTTCTTACGACATAAACGCTATGTGGCTTCTTACAGGTTTAGGAAATGAGTCTATCCCCAACTCCGATCCCGGCAATCCTATTTTAGCAACAAATGAAACAAGTATCAAAACATTTTTTGGGCAATTAGACCCATATATACAGAGTAAAGATGCCAAAATCATCCAACAAGCAGAAGAAATAGGTCGCTTAAAAGAACAGATACGACAAATGAATCTTGAAAAAGGGAAACATGCATCGGATGCGTACACTTCTGGGAATGCAAATGTAGGGTAGAGCGCACTTTTACCATCCGGAGAACATGAAACGTTACCCTGAAGATACCCCTAATCATACCTTCTGGTTCCCCTCCCTCGGTATTCCCCCTCTATCTACCCCATATAATCACCCAAAAAGGACTGATAATCCGTTATATAATAATGTGTACTTTTTATAGGTGGTGGTTTTTAGGGTGGGTGTATCGAGGCTTATTTTACATCTATCATTCAAAAAACCATATTTTACCACACTGCCAACTACCCCCTCTCAAAACCGTGTTTTGTCACTCCAAATACAAAAATCTGTCACTCCAAACTGTCACACCAAGTGTCACCCCAAAGGGACAATCGTCACTTTGGGGCACAAAAAAAGGAGACCATAAGTCTCCCCTACAAGAATAACTGCCGAATGGTGATTTTCTCTCGTTCTAATGCCATTCTAATCTATTCACCTACTCTCCCCTCCTACTCCCTGAAATAAGCGTAGATTGCTTGATTATAGCCCTTTTAGTGCATACTGTACCATTACCGGACAGACCGGCATGTAACAAATAATTCTTGGTCGCACCCACCTGTTCCGCCGTCAAAACCGTATAAACAGCCGAAATACTACTAAAATACCAATCTCTTCGCTTTGTTCCGTCTATTCCGTGCGTCAAATGCACATGTACAACCTTTGCCAT